CAAAGGAGGCGCGTTTGCAACAAGTGCTAAAGTCAATAAAGGCAACCAATGGATTCGTGCATTGCATGTAAAGGGGTTTCCTGATTGGTCAGCAGCATTGCAATTCGAATGGAGGTTTAAACAATTGTCCAGAAAATTACCACAAGGAATGTTTCCATTAGAGCGACGCATATTGGCACTTAAACAATTACTCGATTTGGATAGACCAACAAGTAAGGCAATGGCTTATAAAGATTGGCCTGGCGGATTGCCAGAAGTCATTATAGAAACACAATCTGCGAGAGATTTATATGAAAAATATAATTAATATATTTATAAAGTCCTACTTAAAGAAAATTTTCGTTTTTTCGTTCCAATTCTATTTTCGATTCTTAAAAAATGGACATGGTTTTTTTTGAAATTCCAGGATTACTTTTGAAAATGAAAAAAACGAAAATTTTGTAAAAATTAGAAAAACGGATTTAGCGAGGGATCTTATCATAGATCGTAACAATATTAATTTATAAAATATCATTCAAAGCATAAGAAAAAATCACAAAAATATGGTTTTTTCTCCAAAAAAAATTTAGAAAGAAAAATCTAATGATATAAAAATGATACAAAATGATATACAAAAAAATGCAAAAAATGCAAATCGATTTTCATGTGAACCATGTGCATTTATAACGTCTAATAAATATAATTATGAAAAACATTTATCAACCAGTAAGCACTCAATGATTTATGATGATATACAAAAAAATGCAATCTTGCAAATAAAAAATGCAATAAAATATCATTGCGAATATTGTGACTTTAATGCATATAATAAATTTAATTTCAATAAACATTTGGAGACGGATAAGCATAAAAAGCAACTAAATGCAACCATAAAAATGCAACCCGATAATGGTATTGCAACAAATGATGCAGACGCGGTATTCAAATGTAAATGCGGTAAACAATATAAGCATTTGACAAATTTATATCGTCACAATAAGACATGCATTCAAAAACAAAATACTGAAGCATTATGCATAAATAATAATGTAAATGAAACTAATATAGATTTTAAAGAAATGTTTCTTCAAATGGTTAATACGAATGCAGAATTTAAAAATATTATTATTGAACAATCAAGGCAATTAAATGAACAATCCAAACAAATTAATGAAATTATTCCAAAATTAGGAAATTCTAATATTACAAATAATAATAACAATATTACAAATAATTTTAATTTAAATGTGTTTCTTAATGAGAAATGTAAAAATGCAATAAGCATGGACGAATTTATTAAATCAATAGAGATAACATTGCCTAATTTACTTTTTACAAAATCAAAAGGATTAACCGATGGAATAACTAATATATTTATCGAGAATATGAATAAATTATCATTGTTTGAGAGACCTCTTCATTGCACTGATGTTAAAAGAGAAACATTATATATAAAAAATGAAACATGGGAAAAAGATGAAAATCAAAATAAAATTAAAGAAGCCATTAGAAGTGTATCTAGAAAACAAAGTCAAAATATAAAGAAATTTATTGACAATAAACCAAACTTTATGGATAATAATCAAGACAAAGAGGAATATATTCATATCGTGAGAGAAACAACCCAAGATATTAATGAAAAGGAAAATAAGGTGATTAAACCTTTGTGTAAAGTATTTTTTGTGAATAAAGAGATAGCATCGCGAGAGTCTGGATAAACCAAACGTGTATTTTATGCATTTTTCATTTGTTTCCATTGGTTCCATGAAATCTGTTTAGTTTCTTTTCTCTCTACTACAGGTTCTTGAGCGTCTATAGCGTTATCTATGTTTGCACCTTTTCTAATAGCGCTATCAATGTATAATTGTTTTAGAATATTTCCAATTTTAAATGATCCTGTATGTTGGTCTAATTCTCCATTTTCAATTTGTTCCAAAACATCTAAAAATGTATTAAGTATGTCTAAATCAATCTCATTTTTTTTAAGTTTATTGTAAATATCAGTATAATTATTAAATAAGAAATTGCAGTTTGCAATGCAAAGATTGTCAAAATCTGATTGGTCTGTTGTAATCCCTAAATTTGCCATTTCTGTTCGTATTGAGACTAATTGCTTTACATCGTTTCTGATGCGAGTGCTGTGTTTTTTTCGACGAATATCATCCGTCACATCTTCGACATTATTTGCAGAAATCATTTTTTGTAAATTAAGCTTATCTAAATCATTCATGTTTAAGTATAATAATTATTATGATTATTATAATAATTATAAATAACCGCATTTGGACGCATTGAGATCAACTTAATTATAATTTTATTTTTTGGGATTATTGCATCTTCCAGTTAATTCATTGCATATTTTTCCGATAGTTCTACAACGTATTTTTTTTGGTTCATCACATGTTACTCTTTGCTTTCTTGATTTTTTAACAATTTGGTTTGGTTCTGTTTGTTTGGATTTAGATTTAGATCTGGATTTAGATTTGGATGATGAAATAACTATAATATGAGGTGGAGTAGGGGGTGTGGGTGGAATATTAATAACATGATGGTTTGAGATAAAAGATTTATTTATACTTGGAGGGGTGATACTTATGATACCATGCGAGTGCAACGAACCTCCAACTATATAATTTAATTGTTTTAAATCCCTCGCCAATGCATCTATGTCAATTGGATGAATTGCATGTTTTGCATTAAACATATATTTATGTGCAATATTTTTAATAGCATATAGTAATTCAACACTTTGTGTATAAGTTAAATAATTTGCATCATAATCTAATAATACACGAATAAGATCATCGGTATAACAAGTTAAAAAACCCCAAACATCAGCGTTATGCTTAAATGCATTGTTAAAATATGCCTCATCATTAAATGTTCCGTTTAAATTAGTATATTGAATGACTATTTCAGTAAGTTCATCGACCATATATTCATTTTCAAATTCTAGAGTAATAATATTATTTAATTTTGCATGGTCTACATTATCTAATGATATTCTTTCAGGAAAATTTGCAATGTCCGTAAACAGTAATTTCTTAATCATTGAAGATATATAATCATAATGTCCTTTTCCGCCTTTATCCATAAACTCATAAATCCATTTAATCATAAACATTTTTATTTCTTGTCGTATTTCATTTAATGAAACTGGTTTTGTAAGAGCCAATGACGTTAATGTATTTTCTATGTAAAATTTAATGAATGGTTTAAATTCATGGTCAAATAAACAAATACTAAAAGGCATGTTAAACATAAATGGTCGTGATTTGACAATATCAGGTATTTCATTATTTTTTTGTATTCCACTCAATCCCCAGTCAATAACACTAGCTTTAAAATCATCGTTTATTAAAATATTAGACCCTTTTAAATCAAAGTGAAATAATTTTAATTTATTCATAGGAACAACTCCATTTTTTAATAATTTAATAAGAGCGTTATTTAGTTTAACAAAATTGTCAGAATTTAATTTTTTTTCACTTAAAAACGTTTGTAATTCTAAACCTCCATATGGTAAATTTATACTTTTGACTTTATCTAAATTAGAATTAATATTGGCTGCTCGTATTCCTTTTTTAATTAAATTTTCACATTTTATGTCGAATTTTATTAAATCATTGGCTGTTAAACTATCTAATTCACATGCGGTTGCGTCCAAACCTATAAAATAATCATTATAATTTGGTATTTTGTTAATAATAGATTTTATTTTATGTATTTCTGCCATTTCATCATTCGCATATTTTGTAATTAGCACTTTACTAACTCCATCATGTCTAACCGTATTTTTTTTACATTTAAGAGCAGGTTTAAATACGCATCCAAACCCTCCTGCTGCTATTGCGGCACCTCCTTTTATTTTATTGTTCTTTCTTGTTTTTTTGTGAATAAACACCATTAATATTATATATTAATATTACATAAATCTAAAATTGATAACTTTTATTTGATATATAATTATATTCATTCGAAATAATGAACACTGTATGTAAAATGCTCGGAATTAATTTACATCATGATACGACAAAAGTATTTCCTATATATGATGATGATACGTCAATAAATGAATTTCCAATTATCAATATACATAGAATTAAGTTATTTGATAATGACGCTATTTATTCAAAAGTTATTTATGATAATTATGAAGAATTTCAATATTTATGTAATGCTTTCAAAAAAGATATTCCAATTATTGTGAATAATTCTACATTGGGGTCAATTGATAGTTCTAATAATATTGATAAAGTATTTGACAGGAAACCTTATTATTATTTTGAACATTATATTGAAACCGCATTAAATAATTTAACAAAATATAAAAATAGAAACTGGTCTAAGCATATGACATATATTCTAGTCAATATGATTAGAGGTGTTAATGTTACTCTAGACGCATCATGTTCGTTTAATAAGACCGATTTTGAATTTGACGAAGAAATGGGATATGGAAATACCGAATATACGCATTCATTTATTGCACATCCAAATGTAATTATGAGTAAGAATAAGATGTATAATGACATTATAATAAATATTATTTTGAACGTTATTATTGATACAGACACGAATAAAACTTGTGATGGAGGTGAAATTAATAAAATTGCATTATTTACATGTATCAGATGTTATAATTATCCAGAATATGTTATTGATAACTTATGCAATGCCTGTTATGAATGTAAAAAATATAATTAGTTGAATATTTATTATAATTTTCAAAAATCATTCAAACAATTATTATATATTTATTTTTCTATTTATACTATATAAATTTAACTAATGCCTGAATTAGAAGCTATTCCAGTATTGATAAAACCATTGCAATATGGTAATACACCAAGTGAAGATGCGATGATGCGAATGAAAATAGAAAGTGAAATTCAGAATGATTTAAATAATAAATATAGCGGCGGAGGACGTTTGCATAAACAGAAAAAACATTATTATCAACATGGTGGAATTACTATACCTCAATTTGATGGCGACTATGCATCTCCACAAAATCCTAATAGCGCAAGTTATGAATTAAATAAAACATTGATAATGGCTAAAAATGCCGGAGCAAACGATTGTTACGCTACAAATAGTTGTGGGATTAATACACAAAATGGTGGATACCGCAAATATAATAGACATTCTAAAACTAAAACAAACAAATCTTTAAAGTCACGAAAAAGAACTCATAGTAAAAAAAACAGACGATCCGTAAAACGAACTTTGAAACGAAAAAATATTAAACATAAAAAACATTAATACTATCGATTATTTTTCCAAATGGATGTAGTATTTTTATAAAGGTTCATGTGCCCTAAAACATAAAATAAAATAACATTATAGTTTAATATGAAAACAAGTGATTTATTTTTAACAATATTAATTTTTATAATATTTATAGGACTTTATTTTTTTAATATTTTAGCAGTAGGTGCACAAACGATTAAAAAAAATTGGACTAAATATAGATGTAATCCTATGGTAATGCCCTTTGCAAGTATGATAGGTCCAGAGGGTGTAAATGTAAGCGAAAATTTTACATATTGTGTTCAAAATATGCAGTCAAAATATTCAACCCATTTAATGCAGCCATTAAATTATAATATGAGTGCAATGGGAAATATTGCTTCAACTTTAAGTGGTTCAATTAATAGCATGAGATCTTTTTCAGATGGGTTGAGAACGATGATACAAGACATAATTCAAAAAACATTTGGTGTATTTTTAAACATTGTTATTGAATTTCAAAGAGTTACTATTAACATAAAAGACATATTTGGTAAATTAATTGGAATATTTATGTCATTAGTTTATATTTTATCGGGGTCTGTACTGACAGCTGAAAGCACATGGAATGGACCACCTGGAAAAGCAGTTAGAGCACTTGGAAGCATAAAATTATGTTTTAAACCAAATACGCTCATTGCATTAGACAACGGTAAATTAATTAAAATGGAAGATATTGAATTAGGAAGTAAATTAAAAAATGGAAGTGAGGTATTAGCCGTTATGAAATTGCATAATTTAGACAAAAACGGAAAACATATAGATACCTTTTATAAAATTCCAGGTGGAGAGAATAACGAACCAATATACGTTACCGGTTCACATTTGTTGTATGATGGGGAAACGGGAATATTTAAACCAGTTTGTGAATTTGAATTAGCTGAATTGACAGAAGAAACAAGTGATTATTTTTCATGTTTAATTACAACAGACCATGTTGTTACAATTGGAAATAAAATATTTCATGACTGGGAAGACAATAATGGGTCTAGATCAAAGGACATATAATTATATTGCTTGTTGTGTAACAATTTGCGACCAATAAGTAATGATTAGTATTTATAAAAATGAATATTATCCAATTACATATATATGGATAATATTTACAATGGTATAAATAATTTATATAATAAAAAAGGATTTTTAGAAAGATATGGTGTAGAGTGTCTTATATCTTTTCTTATAATTATTGTATTTGTTGGAATAGTTATGTATTTTTATATAAAAAATAACATTGAACAAATCAAAGGTGATTGGGTGAATAAACGATGCAATCCTGCATATATGCCATTTGCCGGGATGATAAATGCACCAGAAGGAGCCAATAAATTTCAGTATGCCAGTGAAAATTTCAATGGTTGTGTCAATAATATTCTTAAATCGATTATGGACAATGTCATGGAACCTTATTATTATGCATTAAAAGTAGCAAATTCAGTATGGACTGTATTTTATACAGCAATTAATACTTTGAGAGAATTATTTAATAAAATTAGAAATACAGTTGCTTCAGTAACAGAAGACATAATGGGAAGAGCAATAAATCTTATGATGCCGATTATTGCATTATTGATAAACATTAAAGATATGGTATTTAAAATGCACGGAATTGCAATGGCTACAATATACACATCATTGGGTAGCTATTTTGCACTTAAATCATTTATAGGAAATATTCTAAATTTTTCGATTAAAGTATTAATCGGATTGGCTGTATTGGTTGTTCTAATGTGGATGTTACCATTTACATGGGGAATTGCAGCGGCAGGAACCGCGATTTTTATATCAGCAGCATCTATTTTGTTAATGGTTATTATATTGATGAGCCAAGTATTTAAAATCCAAGGATTTAAACTGCCAAAAGTCCCAAGATGTTTTGATGAAAATACAAAGATAAATATGTGGGGAAATAAAGTGAAAACTATTTCAAATATAAAGTTAAATGATAAATTAAGTGATGGGTCAATAGTAACTGCAATAATGAAATCATCCACTGAAGACCATACATTTTACAGTTTAAATAATGTTATAGTTACTGGAACTCACAATGTATTTCATGACGATCTTGGTCTTATTTTGGTAAAAGACCATCCTAATAGTGTTTTAATTCCTGAATATAATAAGAAATTTATGTATTGTTTAGGTACATCATCAAAAGTTATTCGAATTAATAATATAAATTTTGCAGATTGGGATGAAATTGATGCACATGACGTAGATGACCTAAAACAAAATGCATCACATCTTATTGATAATATGACATTTAAAACAAGCGATGTTCATAAATATTTAGATGGTGGTTTAATTGAAACTACAAATTTGGAATTAAAAAGCGGAAATAAAAAATGCATTAAGGATATACAGATTGGGGATACATTAAAACATGGTGAAAAGGTAATGGGCATAGTTCAAATAGACTCAACAAAATTAAGTGGTGTATATGAATATTTAATTGATAATACATCAATATGTGGAGGACCAAGCTTGTGTATGTTAAATACTAACGCCAATGAAAATTTAGGAATGATTGATACAACAACAATAAAAGGAATAAAATTAGAAGAAACGATTGATTACGGAAAATCTCTATACCATTTAATTACAGACACAAGAAGTTTTTATATTAATAAAATTAAAGTGTGTGATTATAATTCTTGTATTGACAAATATTTATCACGTTATCAAAAAGATTTATATTTATCATTGTGGGGATAATTATTATCTATTATTTATGTATAAACAAAAATGGGATTATTTGATATTGTTATTTTAGGTCAAAAACTTCGTTTAGAGGTAATACTTATATGTTTAATTATTGGTGCTATTTTAGGAGGACATTTATTTTGTTCATGCTCAAAGGTTACAATGAAAGAAGGTCTTGAAATGATTAAAACCGGCGTTGAAGACATTCACGAAGAAATTAAAAAGGATGCGGCTGTTCACGAAGAAGTTGAAAAGGCTGATAAAATAAATAAAGAGATTAAAAAAACAGAAGAGGTAATTAAGAAGGCAAAGAAAGAAGGCTTTGCAACACTCTCTGGTTCTCCTTTATTGTATCAAATGGGACAGGGTGTTCCTACCAGTTGGGAAACTAACCAGGCTCTTCATGATGCTGGTTCTGCTGATAATTGGTATAGAAGTTTAGAGGGAAATACTGCCCCTCTTCCTGTTGATATGATTAATTCTGGAAAATTAGACATATTAGGTAGCAATGCATTTGATTCAAAGTGCTGCCCTTCGACATATTCGTCTAGCATGGGCTGTGCATGCATCTCTCCAGAACAGATGAGCTATTTAAGCCAGCGCGGAGGAAATCGCACATTTAACACTGAATTTTAAATAATTTATTGCATTTATTAACGTAATGTGCTTATAAAAATAATATTATATTTTGTTATATAATATTATAATAAATTAATGTTTTGAGTAACCACACATTGAACAGTAAGTAAGAATAGAATGATTATCTAACGCAATGTCGATGCTGTCTGTAATCCAACTATGATTGCATGCATTATAAATACATTGAAATATTTCATTTAATATGTCATTATTCTCCATTTGTATATTATTTAGTTTTTCAATGAAATAATTAATTTTTCGAATAACTATCTTTTCTTCTTCATTTATATGTTCCATGTATTGTTCTTGATCTCTGAGTTCGACTAATGCCATTACTATATTTTTATGTGCAGAGAGATAATTTAACACATTTAATATAAATTGAGAGTTTCCAGACATATATTTTTTTAGATATTATAATTTACTGTATTTATATTGTAATAACATATTTAACTATATTTTATTCCCGTGAATTTTCAAACAGTTGTTCCTACATTCCTGACACCTGCAACTAATGCATTTATTGTGTTATTTATGTTATCGTCGTCGTAAGTGTTTGAAAACATTAAAATTATATTAATAATAACTAAAAAAAATTATTATTAATTGAATTAGTAAATGAACAAATAATTATTATGTGTAAATTTTATAAACTATGTATGATATCCTGTGGAATTAAGTATACATCCCGTAAGGTGCTTTATTATCCTTTTCAGTTTTCTTGATTAATTTACAGACAATATCTTTCGTTACTTGAAGTGGAAATTGAATTTCCATTGACATTTCCTTTTCAAATAGATTTGTTCCAGGTTTCATTAGTCTGTATAGATTTAGTTTTGTATGAATAATTTCAATACATCTTTTAAGATTTCGAACACCACTTTCTGCATTTGTGTATTCATCGATAATATACTGAATTGTTTCGTTAGGAATAATAATTTGATCTTTTTCGAAATTCACTTGCTCTTGAATTTTTGGAAGTAAATAGTCACATGCAATTGTGGTCTTTTCTTCTTTATTATATCCAGATGTATGAATGCAATACATGCGATCACGCAAGATAGGATTTACTTTAGTCTCATCATTGTAACTAAATATAAATAGACATTTGCTTAAATCAAAATCTATTTCTGAGAAATATTTATCATGGAATTTTGTATTTTGGCTTGTGTCAATTAAGTGTGTCAAGATACCAATAATTTCTTCACCCTTTGGCGTGTCACTGACTTTATCAAGCTCATCGAAATAAATAACAGGGTTCATTGTTTTGCATTTAATTAAAATGTCAACAATCTTTCCCCATGTGCTACCTTCATACGTATATGAATGACCTTCGAGAAAACTACTATCAGTTGCTCCACCTAGCGCAATAAATGCAAATTCGCGATTAAGAATTGTACTAATTCCGTCTTTGACGAGTGTTGTTTTTCCAGTTCCCATTGGTCCTTGAATTGCGATTGCGGTTCCCATTGCATCCGGATTTGCAATCCATTGACCAACCATTTGCATAATTTGCAATTTTGCATCATTTAATCCATATACTGCATTATCTAATTGTTGCTTTGCATTATCAATAAACTCATGACATTTATCAATGCCATCACTTAGTGTTAGAGGCAAATCACGTCGAATTCCAAATGGAATTTCCATGAAAGTATCAACCCAATTTTTAATCTTATAATATTCTCCACTTCCAGGTTCCATGTAGCGAAGCTGATTGAGTTTTTTCATGGCACATGCCTTAAATTGAGGTGGAATATTAGATTCAAGAAGGGTTAGACGATATGGTTTTTCAATGCGGGTATATTGATGGACTGCTTCCATTTCCTTTAAAATCTTACACTGTTCATCATATGACAATTTTTCAGTAAAGAATGAAATATCGTTCATTGAATTTTTAGAACTAAGTAGAGATTTAAATTTTTTAATATTTTTAGTTTTTTTTTTAAGATTTTCACGTTCGCGTTCCTTTTTATGTTCTTTTTCGATTTGCTTTGTTGATTTAATAATATTATTAATTAGTTTATTGTCCTTAGTTCCCATAGTTTTTAATTGCGATGTAAATTCTTTTAATTTTAGTGTAATTTCATCGTCTGTTTTTAATTGTTTTAACGTGTGTTCTTTCTTATCGCTACTGGTAGACGTTTCATCATCATCTTCTTCGTCAGATTCGTCTTCCTCTTCTTCATCATCTTCAGTTTCTTCTTCATCTTCCTCCTCATCTTCATAATCTTCATCGTCATCTTCATCATCCTCATCATAATTTTTTCCACCCATAGTAAAGATAATGTTAAATTTATTTCCACGTCCCTTCATTACGTCTCGAATAAATTCATCAGTTGAATCGTTTTCATCATCTTCGTCTTCATCCTCCGAATGAGTTTCCGTATCTTCAATATCTTCACTTTCTTCAACATTTTTTTTATTTTTCTTTAAAGGTTTGGTTAATTTGTCGCATTGCTTATCACAATTTTTATCGCATTTTTTATTTTGTTTTATTTGTTTTATTTGTTTAATTTTGTCTGCTGCTTTTTTAGCGTCACCTGCAAGTGTTTGATTTTCGGGTGTATTTTTTACTTTTTCAGTCATATATTTTGACGGAAACATTGTAGCTAACATTGCCCGATAATCTTTGGTTTTAATTAATGAGGCATTATCTTCTTCGTCACATTCTTCCTCATCTTCCACCCAAGTGCTATCATCATCGTCATTGTCACTACTTGATGAAGATTCAACTTTTTTCTTAGTTAATTCATCATTTTTTTTATTGCGAAGGTTCATTTTGTGCTTTTTAGCAGTAGTCATTTCAGGCATTCTTAATATTGTCAATGAAGTATTATTTATATTCCTTTTCGATTTCAATTTTTTGCATAATTAATTGTGTTAAAACAATTTACGAAAAAGGTTAAAGCAACACCGGTCATTTTAAATAAAATTGAAAGAAAATAATCTAAATATTATGTATTTTATATAAGAAGCATGTCCGCAAAATTCACTAAAAGTGGCGATAATAAACAAAAAACTCCGTCTAAAATTATTGGAATTCAATTCAGTATTTTATCTCCTGATGAAATTAGAAAAGGTTCTGTAGCGGAAATTACCAGTCGCGATACGTATATTAATAATAAACCAGTTGTTGGTGGATTATTTGATCCGAGAATGGGTGTATTGGATCCTGGTCTTCTTTGCCCAACAGATGGTTTAGACTATATGCAAACTCCTGGTTATTTTGGTCACATTGAATTGGCACGCCCAGTATTTTATCATCAATATTTGAATACAATTATTAAAATTACACGCTGCTGTTGTTATAAATGCAGTAAGTTGCTAATTAATAAACAAAAATATAAACAGGCACTTGACATGAGCTCAAGCGAACGTTGGAATTTTGTGTTTGAATTGGCGAGTAAAATTAAACGTTGTGGTGATGATAACGAGGACGGTTGCGGAAGCAAACAACCTAATAAAATTAAAAAAGAAGGATTAGCTAATATTATTGCAGAATGGGACAATGTGAATGATAATGGAGAGAATGAAAAAGTAACCATTAAAATGTCACCTGAAATTGTTCTTAAAATCTTTCGCAGAATTTCAGATGAGGACGTAACATTTATGGGATTTAGTCCTATTTGGTCTCGTCCTGATTGGATGATTTGTCAAGTATTGGCAGTTCCTCCACCGGCAGTGCGTCCATCTGTTAAACATGATTCTCAGCAGAGAAGTGAAGATGACATAAGTCATATTATTGTTAATATTATTAAAGCAAATAAAACCCTTCAGGAAAAAATTTCACAAAATGTATCAGCTGGTGTTATTGATGATTGGACGATGATGTTGCAATATTATGTGGCTACATTGGTTGATAATAATATTCCTGGTGCATCACCTGTTGCTCAGCGTTCTGGTCGCCCTTTGAAATCGATTAAAGAACGTTTGAATGGAAAAGGTGGTCGTGTGAGAGGAAATTTAATGGGAAAACGTGTTGATTATTCTGCGCGTTCAGTTATTACACCTGACCCTAATCTTTCAATTCGTGAGCTCGGTGTTCCGCTTAAGATTGCAAAGAATATTACCAAACCAATTGTTGTTAATAATATAAATAAAAATTTCCTTCTTAAACTTGTTCAAAATGGACCCGACATTCATCCTGGAGCTAAAATTCTAGAAAAGAAAAACGGGGAAAGTATATCGTTGCGATACGTAGACCGTATGTCAATTGAGTTGGAAAACGGTGACATAGTGCATCGTCATATGATGGATGGTGATGGTGTGCTTTTCAATCGTCAACCTTCTTTACATAGAATGTCAATGATGGCACATATTGCGAGAATTATGCCAGTTGGCGATACATTTCGCATGAATGTCGCTGATACTAAACCATACAATGCTGATCGAAATTATTCCATCAAGGTTAGCAACAGGAGGCATTAAAAGTGTGAAACCTCCTAGTGAATAAATTAATAATAAATCGAGGCTATAAAATATTAAATTGAAATATAAAATCTACATTATAAAATTTGTATTTAAAATGAATTCTGAAGTTACAGAAAATATGAAATGTTGTTCTAAATGCGGTATAACAAAAAATATTGATAAATTTATTAAGAATAGAAATATATGCAAAGATTGCAATAACATTAAAAGAAAAGAAAAATATAATAATGACGAACAACACCGTTTGTCTGTAATACAAAATGCTATTTCATATAAATCAAAAAAAAGGATTGAAATTAAAAAAAGAAAAGAAGAATTGCTTGGAATTGGAAATAAGCAATGCAAGTATTGCTTAGAAATAAAATCCAATGACAACTTCAGACATAATCGTTTAAAGTGTAAGGATTGTGAACGGGAAGAACCGTTTGACAAGTTACGACGTTATGTTCGTGCAAGGATATATAATTCTTTAAAACGAAATAAAACAAAAAATACAATCAAATATCTTGGTTGTAATATAAAAGAATATATAGCTTGGATTTCATATGAAATTGATTATTACACATTTGAAAATTATGGTAAAGAATGGCACATAGACCATGTAATTCCTTTATCACGTTTTAATTTGGAAGATGAAGAACAACAGTTAATTGCATTTAATTGGAGAAATACAATGCCTTTGTCTGTTAAAGAAAATTTGTCAAAAAATAATAAATTAATTCTACCGCAAATAGAAGCACATTTTAAAAAATTAATAGAATATCATACAAAATTTGAAATTGAAATGCCTCAATTATTTATTGATTTATTTGCAAAACACCTTGTTGCGGGAACACCCTTAGAGATTTCACTACCACTCACAACTGGAAACGATTGTGAGGAACTCGGTTAATTGCCGAACCCAATGGTAATAATGTGAAATATTGGGCAATCCGCAGTGTTACTATCTAATTCCGTTTAGCAGGATATGGTAGACATTCAGAGACTGAACGGGTGTTGGTGAACAATGAAGGATTAGCTATCCTGAGTTTGCTTAAGATACAGTCCGGCCTTATAGGAAACTATGAGGAGTTACCGTTTGATGGAGACGAAATGAATCTACACATGCCACAGGATCCAGAGAGTGAAGCAGAATTAAAAAATCTTGCAGCAGTGCCTTATCAATTAATTAGTCCTGCAAATAATAAGTCGATTGTTGGTGTGTTTCAGGATAATCTTCTTGGAGCATATCGCATCACTAGACCACATGTTGAATTTACGCCAAGAGAGGCAATGAATTTATTAATGGCGTTTAATAAAGTGAATGTTGACAAGCTTAACAACGCAAATAAAAATGGAATGATTTCAACATTTGAATTATTATCTCAAGTGATGCCTCCAATTTCATTAAAATATAAAACAAAAATCTTCGACCAAAGTGAGGACGCAAAGACATCTAATCATGTTTTACAAATTGAAAATGGAAATTATATTCGAGGACAAATGGAGAAGGGTGTTCTTGGAGATGGTTCTAAAGGTTTAATTCAGCGAATTTACAATGATTTTGGTGTCTATGCTTCAGCTGAATTTATTGATAATTTGCAAAATATCATTAATGAATACATGAAAACATCAGCATTTAGTGTTGGTATTAGCGATCTTATTGCAGATGATGCAACTAACCGTGAAATTGCAGATGCAATTAATGCTAAAAAAATTGAAGTAAAAAATTTAATCGACCGTGCTCATTTGGGCATTTTCGAAAATAAAACTGGTAAAACAAATGAAGCAGAATTTGAAACACAAGTAAATAATATTCTAAATAAAGCCAGTCAGGAAGCCGGTAAAATCGGAAGAAAAAGTCTAGATAAAGATAATCGTTTTGTAATCATGGTTAATGCAGGTTCAAAGGGTAGTGAATTGAATATTTCTCAAATGATTGCGACACTTGGTCAGCAAAACGTTGATGGAAAGCGCATTCCATATGGTTTTGAAAGCCGAACACTTCCACACTTCTCTAAATTTGATGATAGTCCTAAAGCACGTGGTTTTGTGGAGAGTTCGTTTATTTCTGGATTAACTCCGGATGAATTATTCTTCCATGCCATGGGTGGTCGTGTAGGTCTTATTGATACTGCTGTAAAAACATCACAAACTGGTTATATTCAGCGCCGTTTGATTAAAGGTCTTGAAGATTTAAAAGTAGAATACGATATGACTGTTCGCAATAATAAAGGCCGTATTGTTCAATTTGCATATGGAGAGGATGGAATTGACCCTGTCCGCGTAGAATCACAATTTATCCCAATTGTTAAAATGACCCCAGAGGAAATTTATGCGCATTTCCAAATGCCGACAAATGATTTGAAGGATGCAGTATTTACAACGTCTTATACGAAAGACACAATTAAACGTTTAAATTCTCAAAATAATCAATTAAAAGAACGTTGTGCCGAATCAATTAATTTTATGTTTAAGAAACAAAATGAAATTGTAGAAAATGTGTTTAAATCGCGTGATAGCATTCAGGTAAATATTCCAGTTGGATTTCAATATATTATCGACAACATTCAGGGACAGCAGTTGATTAATTCAAATTCGATGGTTGATATTACGCCATTGGAAGCATTCAACATGATTGACGATACTTGGGAAATACTATCGAGCTCACGTTTTGCTCCTCCAACTGACCTGTTCAAAACATTATATTATTATTACTTGTCGCCTAAAGATTTATTAATGGTAAAGCGTTATAATCGCAGCGCCTTGAAAATATTACTTGATACAATTGTTCTTGCGTATAATAAATCGATTGTTGCACCGGGTGAAATGGTTGGAATGATTGCTGCCCAATCGATTGGCGAACCGACAACACAGATGACTCTAAATACTTTCCATTTTGCTGGTGTGTCTAGCAAGTCGAATGTAACTCGTGGTGTCCCTCGTATTGAAGAAATCTTATCGTTGTCGTCTAATCCTAAAAATCCTTCATGCACTGTTTATCTTAAAAAAGATGATGAAGTCAATCAGAAAACTGCACAGGAGTTAATGCATCGTATCGAACATACAACATTGCGTGAAGTTGTAGACTCGGTTCAGATTTGTTTTGACCCAGATGACCTCAATACGTTAATTGCAGAAGATAAGACAATTATGCAACAATATAAAACATTTGAAACAATGATTAATGAATGCAGCGGCTCGTCTGAAGCATTAGATGATAAAAATAAATCTAAATGGATTATCCGCATGGAAATGAACGCCGAAGCGTTGTTGGACAAACAGATTACGATGGATGACATTCATTTCGCCCTAAAAAATTCATTAAGAGACGATATTTCATGTGTATTTGCTGATTACAATTCAGACAAATTGATATTCCGCATTCGCATGAATAACATTACAAATAAGAAGAAACAAGCGTCTAAAGGCAGTGTTAATCCGTTAGACCAATCTGATGAGATTTACTTATTGCAAAATTTCCAGGATCATTTATTGGATAATATAGTTCTTCGTGGAGTTAAAAATATTACAAATGTAATTCCAAGAAAGATTTTGGACAATGTCGACAAACGTGAAGGAGTATATACTAAGAATGAAATTTGGGTTCTTGATACTGTTGGAACAAATCTTATCGACCTCCTTGCACTTGATTACATTGATGTCTATAGAACAGTAACAAACGATATTCAAGAAATTCATAAGATTTTGGGCATTGAAGCTGCACGACAGGCTATTTACAATGAATTTACAGATGTGATTGAATTTGATGGTGGATATATTAATTATCACCATGTTACTATGTTATGTGACCGAATGACTACAAACGATGGAATGACATCTATATTCCGCCATGGCATTAATAGTGATAATATTGGCCCAATTGCTAAGGCATCGTTTGAGGAAACTCCTGAGATGTTCTTCCGTGCTGCTAAGCATGCAGAATTAGATCCTATGCGTGGTGTTTCTGCAAATGTCATGTGTGGACAAGAAGGATATTATGGAACATCTTCATTCCAAGTAATGCTTGACATGGATCGCGTAACAGAATTAAATGATACGACTGATATGTCTTGGACGGATGACCAGGATGAATTAATTAATAATGCATTCGAGATTGAAGACCCTGATGATAAATGTGGTCTAAATAAAATTATGATTAAAACAAATATGAGTAGTATCAAAACTATTGATTTAGGCAATGACGTAAATGAAGAATATAATCCAGGATTTTAAATTTTGAATAAAACATAACAATATGAAAAATATAATAATTTATAAATTTTTTATTTATAAATTAATAAACACACAATAAGAATAATAAAATATATCAAAATTATTTCCAATAACTTCCTCCTTCTATCATTGTGTTATTTTCACAGGTTTCTTCAGCAGACGGATAACACCAATGCTGATTTTTTAACCGTGATATAATAGGCATATTTTCCCATCTTTTTCCCATAATACCAAATAATATTTGAAGTGCTCCACCAATATATACACATGATTTATTTAATTCTTTGCGAATATGTAAGCATAATGGATGTCCGTATCCTCCGCAACCTAATAGTGCAACATCAAAATCTAACTGTTTGATTTCATTCCACATAATATCAAATGTTGTTTTCCATGACTCATGAATTTTATTTCCAGCAAGGGTCATTGGTGATTTATAACAGATTAAATTAAATTCAGGTAATATATCTTTATTCTCAAATAATAAATCCCTTTTTTGGTATTGTTTTTGTATTGTATCAGCGAATGGACTTACGACTAATATTTTTTTTCCTTCAAGTAATTTTGTCCATGGTTTTTTCAAATAATACGGTTCAATAAATTTGTAGTCAATTAATTCTGTTTTGCATGCAGATTGAATAAAATAATAAATTGGTTTCATTATCTGTTGGTCGAAAAAACATGCACATGAATTACTAATCCTATAACAATCAATTTGATATTGACAAAAGGTAATTAAATCTTCTTTATCTTTTGGATGCGATAAATCATCCGTCCTGAAATAAATGCCCGCATTATAAATAAGAGTATGCAAAAAATGAGGGTTAATTTGCATATTATTTAATGCCAAATATGGAACAATTCCATCACCTCCTATGCCAGGTCTGGATACACAAAATGGTTCACCTGAGAGAATTAATCTAGATATAGGATCAATGTTCAATTCATTCAATGAAGTATTTGATGACATTGTAAATAATTTATAATAATATTTACAATGTATTATTTAAACCTATTTATTTGCTTTTCAAAATATGAAATATAGATAAAATCATCAACTACCCACCATAACATATGTCTTATTTTTCTTCATCATCAAACACAAGCGCTAATTTCGCATTTGTTTTTATTTTGGTTGGTTTGCGTTGAACTACTTTATTCACATTAGTATCTTCTTCAAATATTAATTTTGCTTTGGCTTTTAATTTTCTAGGTTGACGTTGTTTTTTTTCAATAAATAATTTAATGTAATCATCTAACACCATTTGTTTCTCTGATTGGCGAATTCGTGTTTGAAAATCTGGATTGAATGAATATATTGGTATCTTTGCAGAAGTATGTGCAAATAATTTATATTGAGGTATTTTTCCTGGATTTACTGCAGGCACCTTTATAAAATAATATGATTTACCGTCTGTTACATTTGCTACCATAAATTCATCATTGTTTTCAATAAGTTTAGTTGCTGACAATAGAATGAGTGGTATATTATAACGTTTCGCTAAAATCCATAAATCTAAATTAGTTGCATAATACGATTCGCTCATTATCATGTCTTCCAATGAAATTTGACCAAGAAGCATTTGTTTTGTGAAACGTTTCCCCTGTTTATTAAGTATATGAATTAATTCAAATTTATATTCATTGTATTTCGCATATTCATTTAATAATTCTTCTTTCAATTCATTTTTAGTAAGTTGTATATTATTGTGATCATTGATTATAAGTTGTATTACATTAAATGTACATATCGGTGAACTATTTGAAAAAATCAATTCAACCGTTCCTTTTGGAAATGTACTTTTATATTTACCCCCAACAAATGATTTTGTTTCTATTTTACATTCAACTTCCTTATGTTCATGTTCTCCATTTCCATCTTCATCTGCAATGAGTTGTTCATCAGCATGTTCCCCTTTTTTATGGGTAGCTAATGTATTCACACGATTTACATAAAGCTGACTAATAATGGGGTCTGCTATGTCTGCAACATTATTGCGAATATATTTGTTATGAATAACTGGCTGTAAATCATCAAAATAATCTTGTGTTAGCAATGATTGTAATAATATGATTTCATCATCACGCAAGTTGTATTTAATATTTGATAAAGATAAAAATGTTTTTGGTTCAAATATAAACAATCGTATTCTATTGTATCGTATAAGTTCGTCAGCCATTTTAATGAAATAAGTTGTTTCGTTGTCTTTTCCATTAATAAGATTTATTTTTGAAATAATTAATTTGCATATTTTATTCTCATCCATAGAACATGTTTTATCATCACAATTATTTGATGACATGCAATTTGTTATTTCATTAATATTTAAAATTTCATTGTCTGTATAATTTTTAAATGAAATGTATTTATTGGTTAATGTTTTTAATTTATTATTTATTTGTTTCAGTTTATTAATATAGAGCAAATATGGATTTTTAATAATTTGTTCAAGTTCTTCACGTATTGCGCGATTTCTAAACTGTCCAAGTAATATTCTTATTGTATTTCTGAATACATTATAAAAATTAGTTTCGAGTTTAATTCGTTTTATGTATTTAATTCTCTCATTGTCCTCTTCATGATTTGTTTCAGCTAAAGTATCTGATAAAATATAATTATGTCCTGTGACTTCTTCCATTTCTAATGCAACCATGTTTTGTTCTGGGGTTCTTGTTGCAATAAATTGATTTGTTTCAGTTAAGAGACCAACAATTAATCCGTCTTCAATAACTTTAATTTTTGGTAGACATGGTATTTTATTTTTAGAGTTCTTTGATAATTCCAATAAAAAATCAATAGTTGATTGAAAATCACGCCATATTCCATCATCGTCCATTAATTTAAATGGCATATTAGGGATTGATGCTGATGGATAACATGGAACAAACGCAGATGTTTTTTTGGTTGAATTTGTTGCTATAATGCCTATTATCTTGCCGTTAAAATTCATAATTTGTTCATTGACAACATAACCAATCGGTTTAAGTATTTTAATTAAATCTTGCAATTTAATATTAGTTTTAAATTTATACACAGTAGGCATGCTAGGCAATGGTAAGCATTTATTGTTAAATGATGTTTTAATGATGTCCAATGTATCCCTCAAGTTAGGCATCAAGCTTTTATTTTTTAAACTAAATAAACGATTAATTTCCCATAATTTTTCTTTGTCTTCAAGTGTATTAATTGGTTCATAAAATCCTCCAATTTTCAATAGGATTAAACATTTTTTGTTAATATCAAAAAATTCATTTGAAAAATGATTGGTAGGACACAAGATATTTACGTTATCTGTAATATCATTGTCGGGTATTTCAAGTATAATTAGATTTAGTCCTTTTGAGAATAACTTTTCATTTGGAATTGAAACAATATCCCATAAATATCTATGATCAATAATAAGATTATCGGTTTTAAGATATTCAATAAAATTTTCATATGCACTGACCACACGCCTTAAAAATCCTGTTTCAATTAGATTATCCTTATTAATTCGTTTATACAAATTTGTAGTCTTATATTTGTCTATATTAACATCTGCGTCTTCATTCTCGAAAATCTTTACTAAGTTTCCATTTTGATAGACTATAAAATTATCTAATGTGAGAGATTGAATAATTCTTTCTTTCATTTTTACAATAGATATAAAGTTATCAGTTTGCTCTTCATCCATTAATGCATCCGCAATGCATGCAACAAATGATTGGTTCATATTATTTTCGACACCACGACGCAACATGCAAGCGTGATGTTTCTTTAAATTTGTATTTGTGCTACTAATGTAACATTTATTGTTGTCTGTCCTAAAGAATTTTTGAACAGCTAATGGTAAATATCCCCATCGATTTAATTCTAATGGGAATTTATCAGGTCCTTTAATGTATTCATCTGTAGCAACAAGAGGGCGTTTTTCTTTGACAGATTCAACAGCACCTGTAGCTTTTGGAACTGTTGATATAGATGATACTTCATCATCGGTTAATGTGACTTTAGATGCAGATGATCCGTCGCTTGATGAGGTAGAGCTGCTTACGTCACTTTCCGCTTTCTTAGTAATTCCAATCTTTGCTTCTTGTATGTCTTGTTTGCGTTTGCAAACATCACGTCTTCCTACCTGTTGAGCAGAATTCCAATTTTTATAACAACATGGCACACATAGTCCATCTGGATGACTTTCATCATCAAGAAATCCTGGACTGAAATGTATGTATTCATTATTTTTTCCTTTATGCATTTTTTTATCATTGAACTCATAAATAGTCGCACCTTTTGGAACTTTCTTTGCATCCATTGGAATGACAGAGCCATACTTACCACTTTTAACTTCTTCTTCTGTTAAACTTGTATTCTCTGTTAAACTCCAATATCTTGGACAAATATACCAATATTTATTATTAGGGTCGCTTCCGTATTTGATTGCTTGCTCATATGAACCAGGATGTTCTTTGTCTATTTTAAGTTTTTCTTCATCTGTAAGAATGACTGGTTGACGCTTATCATTTGCAGGACATGATCTAGAATATGCATTATATTGACCAACATCATTTACCAAGAATAATTTTGGATCTTTATCTTGCAATTTCTTAAAAAATGGATTTGGACGTGTTAAGTTCATGCCAGTAATGTCTTTTATGTCTTCTTTAATAACTGTTTTTTGAACTGATATAGGAATTGGTTTTTTCTCTGTAGTTTCTATTTTTTTTATTTTTTGAGGGGAAGGTTGTTTTATTGATTTTGATAAAGATTTAACGGATGAAATAGATCCTAAACTGTCTAAATCACTTTCAGAAGAAGATGATTCAGTTTCGGAATCTTCTTCGCTACTACTACTACTAGTTTCGTCCTCACTTGATGAGGATGACATTTCAGTTTCGGAATCTTCTTCGCTACTGCTAGTTTCTTCCTCACTTGATGAGGATGACGTTTCAGATTCGGAATCTTCTTCGCTACTGCTACTACTAGTTTCTTCCTCACTTGATGAGGATGATGACGATTCAGATTCGGAAGCTTCTTCACTACTACTACTACTAGTTTCTTCCTCACTTGTCTCACTACTTGATGTATCTTCTGCTTCTTGTGAAGATTTTGAAGATATAGATTTTTTGGTCTTAATGGACGACAATGAACCAATAGATGGTTCTATTGTTTTTTCTTGAATATCAGATAATGTTTCTCTAGGTGATGATATAGATTTTGATTGAAGCGATGACAATGATTTGAGTGATGATGCCGAAGAACTACTAGAAAAAGATGATCCTTTATCACTGCTGCTTTTAGATGACAATGACCTTGAATTAAGCGATGACACGCTAAGCAAATTACTAGGCAATGTTTGACTAACGTTTGAGCTTGAACTATTTGGAGTTTTTGATTTATTTGTCTCTTCTTCGTCTAAACTTCCAAAACTTGACAACACCAACTCACTACTATCGTATCCAGAACTGGATGAATTTGAACCACCATGTGTTAGTGAATTATCCTCTTCATCATTTTCATCCTCTTCTTCATCTTCATAATCATCTTCCCCCATAATAATGTCTAATATGTCATCATCATCGTTGCCAATTTCATTTTCGTCTTTATATTTAAACTCTTGGCCAACCATTTTAAGTGTTTTATTGTCTTGAAAAGGTTTCTCAGAAGGAGCAACAATGTCAATGATTTTTGTCTTTTCTTCTTTGAGAGATTTGCCTTTGCACAATTTCTCGATTGTCTTATCAGATACATTAGTTGTCGTAATATCCTGTGTTAATCTAACAAACGTATCAAAATAAACCTGAATGACATTTAAATAATGAATATCATTAATTCCATTCATTGAAATAGTAATAGAACCACTGAATTTGTCTTTTACAATTGTTGTTAAAAATCCAGGACTATTTTTAATTTTATATTTTTTATTTGGATATAAGTTTTTCATTACTTGAATTTGACTTAATAAATTAGCATATTTCATTCTAGCAGCATTGATACTCATATTATAATTATCAACAAGTGCTTGTAAAATTTCATTTTCATTACGTGATTTATTAATTAAATCAACAATAAGCGAATCTTGACTATCCATTTCATTGTAGTTTGATACACGTTTAAATCTCATAACAATGCCTTTTGATAAATCGTGTTCCGTTACGTTAAAAATACTCGATGCACAAGAAATAATGCTATTAATGTTAACATTTTTATTGATTTGAATTATATTTTCATATACTATGTCAATAATTTCAATATTTTTATTTGAAAAATCATTAAACAAATGAATTGTATATCCACTTTGTTCTGCAAATGATTTTAAAATATTAATGATAGGATTTACACTTTCTTTTATAATGTCTTCAATCTCGTTTATGCTCATGTGTTTTTTTCCAGAAACAATCACTATATTAATGTCTCCATTTTCAATAAATTCACAAATAATTTGCATTTTATCACCACCTTTATATTCCTTTTCAATGTATGTAGCAACGCTTTTAATGTTTCCAATTTGTTTTATAACTTTGAAAATCGTTCCTTTTGTTAAATATGGTATTTTTTTACCGTTTGTTGCAACACGATCACAATATAACCTATAAATTTTTTCCTGTCTTTTTCCAGGATTGTATTTAATAAGAGGAATATCAACTGTCGCATGAATTAATTTAAATAACATGTCTAATGGTAAATTAAATGTTAATGAAGGATGAATTGTCATTTCTATTGATTTAATGCCAATTGATTTGTAATTTAATTCTTTATTCCTATTTTCATATACATCGTAAAATAAATTGACTTGTTCATTATTTTTTATAAATGCAGGTGATAATAATTCCTTTGAATTTTTTATGAGTTCCTCGCGTTTAAATTTATATTCTTTTGCAGATTGAATGTCGTTTTCCAATAAAAACGGGTAATAAATCTTAATTGTTGTTAATTCATTTAATTTATGTTCATTTGCATATTTAAATACATCATTTGCAACACAAACATAAATCATATTATTCAGTATGTCTCCATTGCTCATTAATAAACTATTATTAAGAGTTGTAATAATATCTTGTGCTGATTTTTCAAGAACAGTATCATAAACAATTGCATTAAAAGGATTAATCGTATATGGATATGTATGTTCAATCGCAACAAATTTTTGCCCCAACGCCTTACTTACAATAAATTGTTTTTGATCGAGGTTAAGTGAGAGAATATCATCATAATCATATATTTCCTTGTCTTGAATAGATGAAACATCAATGTCATCAATGTTTAATAAATATTGAACTAATCTCTCACGGGTAAGTTCTAGTTTATTATTTTGAGTTAATGTTTGATATATAGTTGCAGTGTCTAATGTTTCTGTTTGTTTATTAAATAAATATAATTCTTCAAATGATATTTTGTAATTAAACTCATTAATAATTTTCTTTTTAATTGTTTCAATAGTATCATCAATATGTATTTGATCTTCGCAAAATTTAACCGGAATATTTTGTGTTTTAATGACACTCATTTCTTCTGGACTAAATATGCCTTTAATTAATTCATCATTTGGATTGGTTAAAAATAAGTCATCCAAGTCATATTCACAGTCTCCATAAAAGACGTAAATTTGTTTTATTTCATTATTATTAGTGTAGCTTATTTTATATTTTTTTTGCATTTATATAAAATAAGTATATTATTTTTATATCTAAACATCGTGAAGCAATAAACTATTTCAATAATCAAAGTATGGATTATCAGTTATTTTCATGCCACAATATTTTTTAGGAGTTTTTTTATAATCGATTGGTTTATAAAGATTGATTTCTGATGCTTCTTTGAGTAAAAATTTAAAATTTGTCCAAAATTCACTCGTATGCCCAACGCTTTCTGTTGAAATGTGTGATATTTCGTGAATTCCAACAAACATAAGAGTATTTTCATCAATAAGATTTCCTCCGTTTTTTTCCGTATTCAGACAAAATGCCAATTTCTCTCCCTTATTTTCGCTATAAGCAGTAAATTCGCTTGTTGGAAGTGTTTCACTTATTTTTTGTGGATTAAATCCTTCGACTAAACGTTTAATATTTTTGCGCTCAGGATATTTCTTTCCAACATGTGCAACTAATTCTTTAAGACCACCAGTTACCTTTGCCAATTTATCGGCAGCTAAAGTTAATTTGGAACGTTCTCGAACACAGTATTTATTTCCATCGACATCTGATATTATACATTTTAAATGAAATGATTCTGATTCGTTGTATATTTTAATGCTTATGTAAAGTATAAAGGCAATTAAAATATATCCAAGAAAATTAATATTTACCGGCATTATACATTCTACAAATATTAATTAAATTTATTCAAAATAAAAGAAACGAAAAATACAATTACATAATATTATTCTTATTTCTCTTTGTTTTGGTGTTGTGTGATTTTTTGCGTCGTGTTATTTTATTTCGCAATTTTGTAGTTCCACCTTGTATCCTTTGTCTTTTTATTTGTTCCTCTTCATCATCCTCCATCTCGACATTTTCCTCATTCTGTTCAACGTTCATGATTTCCTCTACAGGTTCTTCACTTGTTGTGAGAGATCCAGGGCTTGTTGATGACTTACTTGTAGTTCCATTTGACAATCTTATCATCTCTTTAATTGTTCGTTTTAATTGGATTTCATTTTTAGAAAATACAATTCGGCTTAATAATAAAATATATTCAGGCAAACGTTTCCATTCATGCTCTGTATCAAAGAAGCTGCTAGTAAAATTTAATGAGCCTCTTGATATATTTTGTAAAATAGACATATAAAAATATCCATGTTTTTCATAGTCTTCATTGTCAGGTGTTGTTTGCATGTAATTATCAATTAATGTAAGAATTAATATAGTTAATATAGGGGAAGGAATGTCTATAGAAAAATAATTAGTAGCAATATCATTCGCTTCAACTACATAATATTCGGTTTTAATTTCATTTGAACCTAAATTTCGTTTTCCATATGTTTGTCGTTGTTGAATTGCCCGCGAAATTCCATCAAGATATGTTTTAAACAAATCTTTAAAATCTCCAATAATACTGTTATTTAATTTAAATGTATTTTTAGTGGTATCACTGTAATCCATTGACAATATATACGATAAGTAAAATTCTACCGAATCAACAGGGTGATTTTTATATTTATATCCATGAATGTCGTATAGACCTTTCATCCAAATCTCTCGAATAGTTTCTAGATTAGCGTCAATTGTATCTTTTACATCTGGATTATTAATATAAGCGTTTGTCAATGAACCTATTATTTCTTGCATAGTAGGTATATTTTTTACATTGGCATCATCAGGTTCAATATTTATTTGGTCTTGACTACGTTCATGTATCATGTCAGTAATGTAACTTTCAACAAATTCTGCAGATATTGTCGAAATGTATCTTAATAAACTTCCTAGTTCAGCATATATTACATCCTTGTCTTCATTATCTACAATCGTTTCCTCTATGTCTAATAATTCAATGTTTTCAATTTCATCAGGTTCCAAATATTTTGCGTATCGTTCAACACCTTGTTTTGATTTACTTCCACCCCCTAATTGAACAGAATTTTGCATCAACATGTCTGTTTCTTCATTTATAATTTTTAAAGTTTCGGATTGTTCATCCTCAAGACCCTCATCCCATCCATCTAAATATGTATAATCAATTTCGTTGTCTATAACTATATCTGACACAGTATCTATATCTGTCTCTGCATCGGATTGTTCATCTTCTATTATTTCTACATCAATTGCGCTTTCATCGACTATGCCATTTTCATCTGTTCCTCCTGTCATAATTGGCTTAAATGATTTTATATTTTCATTTAAAGAGGGGACAATTGTAGTATTATAATAATTATTTAATTGTTCAAATACTTTATCATACCATGTTTCATTGTCTGTTTCTTTAATTGTTAATATATTTGTTAATTTTTCAACTATTTGTTCTCCAGTAATATTATTATTTTGTATCAAAACATCGTTGTCATATGATGTAGATACGTGAAATGACTGTCCAATAAAATTATCAATAATCGCGTCATAATTTAATGTTTTTAATTGATTGTAAAATTGTGTAGCATTAGGATTTATAGACCCCTTTCCTGACGCTGACCTAAATTCACGGTTAAATTTAAGTCTTGTTTCAATGCTTACAAATACTTTCATTAGAGGTATAATTATATTTCTTGAATATAATTTTAATGGTGACGATTCTTGACAATTTTTATTAAATTGCATAAATGTATTGTCATCATACACTGTAAAAAACTCTTCACCATCTGACATATTTTTGGGTTTATCTGCCCATATTGTAAAATCATTATCAAAATTTAATAAATCATTCACCGTTGCAATGTTAAGACAATCGCTATTAAGTATATTAAAATTACGATTAATATTTTTAAATAATTCTGCGTGTTTTGAAATCAATTTTGAATAAGATGATACAATTGCTTTAACATTTTCATATTCTTGTTCGTTAGGAGAGATAACATACTGTTTTAAATATTCTATTATTTTTGTAAAAATTGGACCACTAACTATAAATGCCAACTCACGTTTTAAAGCTGTTTGTTCTGTTTGCTGACCGCCGGATACAATGCGTTTAATGTCATCTATGCTTCCTATTTGTTTTATGGATTTGAATATGGAATAAATTTTTCCAATAATATTTGTATTTTGTTTTGAATTTTGTTTTGTTTGAACAAATAATTCACCTATAATTTTATTGACATCAGGTGATTGTTTTAAAATATCATCAATTGCATTATTAATTGCGTCATTGTCCAATCTTAAATTTGATATTAATGTTAATAAATTATACAATTTAATTTTAATAAGCAATGTTACAATCATATCATACTTGTGAAGTTTATCATTCGCGTCATTTAAGAACGCTCCATTATTTAAAAACTGAGTAATTTTATTGTATAACTTCAAACGTGACGCTTCTAAATTACCATTTATAAATAATTCAAAAATACTTAATTTATCAATAACATCCATTGTTTGATACTTTAAATTTTGCAATTCTATTTGTTTTTCAGTCATTCCGCTTTTATCTTGAAAACGATATAATGTAAGTTCTGATAACACATTATTAACAAGTATAGAATTTTGTTGCTGTGTTCTTGCATATACGCAACAGAGAATATCGATTGTTGAAAAAATAGTGTATTTGTATTCATCTATAGATGTCAGGTATTTTGCTGAATTTGCCTGTTCATGATCCCCTGCACGTTTAAAGTCAAATAACAATCCCTTGTCTATGTATCCAGATATTGTTTTATCATTATATAATGAGTTTAAATGAATAACATTGCCTTCTGGTATAGCATTTTTATTAAATGTTAAATCAATTAAATAATTAACACTAGGTCCTTGTTTTTTTTTTTCATTAAATTCAATTTTGGTTATTTTATTATTTGATGTGATAAGATCCATGTGAAATCCAAACACATTTTTATCACTGTATCCATTGTCTGCAAATTTCATTGTAATGTCATCCTGCGTATATAAATTGCTATTAAATATATAGTCTGATTTTTTTGCGTCATTTGTATATGGAAATACGTATTTTTTCCTATTTTTTAAAGTATATGCGTGTGATTTGATGCCTTTATCATCTGTTTTTGTTCCTGCTGAATCTGCAATATTTGCGGGTGTAATAATTTGTTTTGCAGAACGGTCTTCGCTAAAAATTTTTTTTACATCACCTCCACCAGCATCAAATGTGAAATATATGCTTCGCGTTCGTTGTTCTTCAAATGGTTTTTTGCTTGTTTTAAGTATTGATGCAATTGATAATTCTGGGAAATAATAATTAACTAGAAAATCTGCTAAAATATAAAATTTCTTACTCTTATTTAGGTCGTCGATTGTTTTTTGTCCTTTTCCATTTTTAAGTTTTAAAATAGCACAACTTGCTGATTTTCCGGATGCTGAATACAAATGCCATAATTGAGGTTTTGTATTAGTTCCGTCCCATTTTTCAAATGCAGTTACAATGTCTTCATATGTTAATTGTTCTTCTTTGTCTGCTGATAAAATAGATTTAAATTCTGTATTTGTTTCCATAAATTTTTTACCTTGTTCTTCAATTAGACTTGTTGTAACTAATGAATTACTTAATACATCTAATGCTTGTTTCATTCTAGCATTAACATCTCCTGAAGATTTTACTCGTTTTTTAATTTCTGGATTAAACTCTGCAAATGCGTCGATAATTTTATTTCTTATTTGTTCTGTAAATTTTGTGTCAGAACTGCTAGTATTTCTCTCGCCTTTCCAAAAATCATGAATGGTATCAAATAATTTTAGTTTTTCTAAATCGGCATTTTTTAATTGAGTGCCTGATGTTTTATTTGACATGTTATATTATATAATACAGATATAATATGTCATTATATATTTACTCGTTATAAAGTATAAAATATTATTTTAAAATATTTATTGAGCACCTGAACCGAGTTCTAAAGGAACACGCATTAAATCGGGTTCAATTGTAGAGTTCATCCATGGGCTGACTGCGACTTGGGGGTTAGGTGGTTCAGAACGCAACTGTAAGTTAGCGTTTCTTAATGAGCTTCCAACAGTGTTAATTCCGGTCAAATAGCCTGCCTGTAATAAATTAACATTATTTAAGTCACCACTTCCACGGGGATTGAGCTGTGCCCATTGGCTATTCTCATCACGGGGTAATAATTCTTCAGGTTTAACGACGGGTTGGCGCGAGCAGCTTGGAGGTAATCCGTAACCAGTTTCAGAACTTTCACCACCTACGGTAGCATAAGTCTCATTCTGACCAACTGGGAATGATGCAGATACCTGTTCGCTATCAGAACCAGCAACATTCACTGGATAATGTTGTTGTGTTGTTGGCTGTTGTTCATGTCTAACGTCCATTGTATCAAGGAATGTTCCCTTGCGTGAAGAATATTGCATAACAACAATTCCTAATATAAGAAGACCAACTAAAGCTAATATGTGATGAACACTTATAAATTTCTGTAAATCTTTTAGAAAACTCATTATATAAAATAAATGATAAAATATTTTTTTGATAATAATTATTTATCCTAAATCAAAATTGGAAATCACTTAAAACAGTTATGAATTTTCTTCATCATCATCGCTTTCGTCTAAATCATCTAACATATATTTTGTTTTAATATTTTTGGCTTCTAAATAAGCCTCTACCGCCATTTTTTTTGCACGTTTTGCCTTTTCTCTTGCCGCTCTATAAATTTCATAATAAACTTCATTAGGATTTCTTAGTTTAATGCTTTCATTTGTTGTTTCATACGAAATATCCACAACATCTAACCCATCTTCTTGTTCGACTTTATTGTCTAGTTCGACATCTACATCAATAGTATATTCATCTAAATCATTTATCAAATAATTATTTGAATCACGATTTATAAGTGTGTCATTTTGATTTAATTGTTTTGTGTCGGTCATTTCTAAAGATTTGGTTTTTGTTTCTATTTCCACTGGTTTTGATGATGGTTTGATTTCATCTACATCTTCTAAACTTTCAAGTGTTTCTTCATCATTATCACTCATATCATATTCAGATGCATTATCTCCTTCACTCTCATCTTCATTGTCCTCAGTAGCATTTTCGTCTACAGTTTCATCATTATCGCTTTCGTCTAAATCAATAGTATATTCAAATAATTCGCTAGATCGTTCTGGTGTGGTTTGTTTCATATTTATTGTAGTTGATTGAACTATGTTTGCTGTTGATTTTGTAATTTTATTTTCAACATCAGTTGGTTCTACTTTAGATGTGAGGGATGTACTTTGTTTTATATTATTATCATTGTCTCCTCGTTTAATTAAAAATTTATTTATTACGATTTCTTCTTGCTCCTTTAAAATCATTATTTGTTTAATATTTAATTCTATTTGAAAACTTTTACTAGAAAAGCGTATTCCATCTAATTTAATTAATGGAATAATCTCTCTATTTGCGTCAATGTCTTGTAATGTTAATATGTTTTCATCTTCGTCATAAACAACACAATTCGTTTTATATTTAATATTTGAATTTGTAGGAATAAATGACCTGATTAATAAAAATTTACCGGATTTATAAAATTTTCCAATGCTATTAAATGCAGTTTCAATGTCATTCATGTCTAATTCTGCATTAAACCATAGATTACGTTTTTCGTATATTATTTTTTGACATGTAGTCTCTAAGTTTTCTATCCATTCGCTAAGTTGCGCATTTACATCCGTTTCATACAATAAGTCAGTATACATTTTTCTCTCTGTTTGTATTAATCCCTGTTTGGTTTTACATTTTGGAAATTGAACATAAATATCATTTCCTTCCATAATTAGTTTTGTATAATATGATCCACCTTGCAATGGTTGAGGTTGTCCTAAAGAGAGTTTAGAAAAATCGAATTCACTGTTTGGTTTAAATATTGGCTCCATTAAAAGTCTTATAGAAAAATAACAATAAAATAACACGCATTTATCAATTTGTATAACAATTAATCGTGTGTGTATATAATAATATATTTAAATAATTTCTTATGCATTGCAGTATAATATATGCTTAGTTATTGTAGCAATATTATATAGATGAAAGATACGATTGTTGAGAAATGTTTAGAAATAATTCGTCGCCCAGATGTTAAAAAAGAATTAAAAGAATTATTAAGACCAATAATTGACATGATTTTACAAGAAATATACCCATATATTTATTTGTCGATGTTGTTTGTTATTATAAGTTTTTTATTAATTTTAGGCATATTTGTTTTATTGTTGCGTAATAAAATGATTATTGATAATTTAAAATAATAAATATATTTTTTCTTACTAAATAATATAAATGCCAAGACATATGTACGGTGGAGGTGCTGAAGATGAAGAATTAAATACTAGCGGTAGCGTTAATCTCGTTGAAGAGTCGGATGTTGGTATGAGCGGCGGTCGTGGTCGCGGTGGTAAAGGACGAGGTGGCAGAGGTGGTCGCCGCACAGGTGCTGGCGCTGGTTCCAGAGGTGGTCGTGACTCAACTGGCGCTGGTTCCCGCAGAGGTGGCAAGGGTGGTTTTGCCGGTCTCATTGGACAGGCGGTCCTTCCTTTTGGTTTATTAACTTTACAACAGCGCATGGCCGCAAAGAGCCGTCGTGCTACACGCGGTGGCAAGGGCAAGGGTGGCAAGGGCAAGGGTGGTCGCAAGACCCGCCGCCACTACCGTGGTCGCAAGGGTGGTGATGTCGCATAAATAGATTATTGACCAATCATATCTAAATATTTTTTTAAGAAGTTGATATAAATATCAAATCAATTGTAAAAAATATTTAGAACCAATATAACCTTATAAGTAAAATGAGTTTAGAAGAGAATATTAAAAAGTGGGTAGTTCTTGACAATCAGCTTAAATTAATTGCTGATAAAAGTAAGGAATTGCGCGAAGAAAAGAATTCAATCAGTGATAATATTTTAACTTATGTTGAAACAAATAATTTGGATAATGTAACTGCTAAAATTACTGGAGGAAAATTGAAATTTGTAAATACAAAACAAACTGCTCCTCTTACTTTAAAATTTATTGAAAAATGTCTTAATGATTGCATTACTAACAAAGACCAAGTCGAATTACTATTAAATCACATTAAAGAACAACGTGACGTAAAATATGTAAAAGAAATCAAAAGATATTTTGAAAAAGAATAATTTAGAAATTAGTTTATCAATATTTAATATAGACATGAATAATATTACTCCTGAAGATCTAGTATTTTATAACGATGGAAATAACTTCCAAAGTAGCGGATATACACTTGATAGTATTTTATTAAATGGACAAGTTCCACCTATGCAAACAATGAATGTAGAAGCAAATGTTCAATCCGGTGGGATGATGAGTGAATTATTAAAAGATTTTGCTGTTCCAGCTGGATTACTTTTATTGCAACAAACAACAAAAAAATCATCATATCCTATTCTTCATAGACCGGACGATGATGGTGTTATGGATGAATCATTATATGATAAATTAATGAAAATATCAAATCATGAAACAATTGAAACACGAAACAAACATAAACCAACACGTAAAAATAAATACGCCGGAATTAACAATGCTAAAGAGAATAAATATAAAAAAACTCGTAGAAATAAAAACTAGATTATCACATCTAAATAAATCTAAATATTTATATGTGATTATAAAATTATATGACACTCCATTTATTTTGATTAAATGGTGCAATGAGGAGATCTGGTATTTTCGTTTTCCAATGGACAACCTGTTTATCAAATTCGATTTCTTCCTGTGTTTTTGGATACATAGGTGTTTCCATCATTTCTGTATAACTAATTTGGTTAAGTTTTGGTTTATATCCAAAGCAATTAACACCAAATTTAACCTTAGGGTTTGATATATATCCTCCATTAATTCCTGGTCTGCCGCAATCATTTTCATGTCCTTTTACTTTTTGTAAATTATCCCATTTTGTTTTTTGTGTGGGAAAATAAGCCATCTGACCTTCAGACCAACCATAGCTACACCAATCAGCGCCATTGTTATATGAGTCTTCCATTTCATTATAATTCGCCAAACGTGCATTTAACGCTTTACATATAGCCTTACTATCATCATAAGTAAATTCATTATTTGGTATATGAAATACTTGTTCTTTATTAATGTCTTTGATTGGTGCATTTTTATGAACTTTAAGATCACCAGTATCGACTAATACTTTCACTTCCGGAATGTCTCCAAACAAATTTCTTATGCTTGCAATTACATTAATATTAAAAAAGTAATACATTCCATTTAATAAAATAAGCAATATAAATATTGCCCAAAGAAGAATTTCAAATACATATAGGCTTCCACCTTTTTCGCTTGAGTAATCTGCATTAGAAGAACTACTGCCTAAAGATGCAAACAATATATAATAAACAACTATTACAAAAAATACGATAGATAATACAACCGGGTTTTTTACCATATTATTAAACGAATCAAATGTTGCTACTGGAACATTTGTTATAGAATTAAGTTGAACATCCATTATATAATAATTATCTATTTTTTTTACGATAGAAGAAACAATAAGATTTTTGTGAAATTACTTTTTCTTGTGCAACTTCTTCTATAATAGTATCATTAAACTCATACCATTTTCCATTTGCATTTTTTACTATAGATGTATAATGTCCGCCAAGTGTTCCTCCTGAATGATTAAATACACCGTATAAATCATACACATAAGATTGTTTATTATAACCGACCACATATGGAGAAAGATCTACATCTTCTAAAGGAAATTGAACTAAATTATTTATTTTTTTTCCGTATGCATTATACCGTTTCAATTCAATGATAAGAATTTTTGGTAAGTTCCAAAATAATGTACGCTTTTCAACATTTTCTTTTTTTCCTGTTTTATCATTTAAGTAAGCGTTTTCATTGTCCATTATTTCTTTTTTACAATATTCGTCAAAACAATTAAATATGTTTATGTTTTGCATATTTTGTGGGATTGACAACCCTACAATGCAGTATGGTTCAGGAACACAATTTAATACATTACCACCCTCAATTGATTTGATTTGATTGAGAGAAATTCCAAAAAATATATCTAATAATTCAGAATATTCTTTGGAATACATCGTTTTCATCATTTCATAACATTTTAAAGCAATTGTGTCTAGCGAATTTTTTACTTGACCCCTTATTTCCATATCAACTTCTCTACTTAATGATGTATGAAACGAATCAATTAAAAACAATAAAAATTCTGAAACATCATTCTGGTCATTCCCAGTAAATACATGAACATCCTTTGCACGAGCAACTTGTTTGATTGCCTGAACAAACCCATTTGGTGCTATTGTGCAATTCTCACTCCACATAAGCATGCGCAAATTATCCCATTCTTTGATTAATAGAGTGTCTGGACAATTGTGTTTTAATTTAGATTTATATGAAGCATCTTTTAAAAAATTATTAAATTCATATGTATGTGACAATACTTGAACACATGAATTTAGGTAACATGTATTTCCTACATTTGCCAATCCTGTAAGCCCTCCATCTGCATATTCAATAAAAATATTATTAGATGTTGGATTAGTATTTTCCATTTAGATTAGATAGTCAATTTCTTTTTAACTTATTCAACTTAATTATTTCTTTTTGAGGAATGCCGTAATCTCTTGGTTTCCGTTTTTTAAATTCTCGGCTTTTCTAAGATATTTATCAAATAAAATTGCCTTTACTTCTTTATTACGTAAATCAGTTTCTTTCTTCCTAAATTTTTCTTCATCATCCATATTTTCCTGCAAACAATTTAATTCATCTTGAAATCTATCCTTCTTGCGTTTAAATTCTTGAAATTCTTCTAAGACTAGAGCAAATAATTGTTGAATAGGTTTCATAATTTGATTTGTAATATAAAATGTATAATTCAATTTCAAATTATTTTCTTTAATGTAAAGCGGATGTTCGATTTTTTCACCCTGAAGCGCCTTCGCATTCTTTGTTTGAATAAATGCAAATGGAATGCGATCACCAGGACCAGGTTTATTTCCAGGATCACGTTTGCCCATTCTATCTGCCAATACTTTGTGAGCGATTTGATTAGGATTTTTATATCCAGAACGGAGTGCTTTTGTGATAATTAATTTTTCGATAGGTATCTTTCCATCAACTAATCTCTGTAAATATTGGTCTAGAAATTGTCTTGCATTACCAATATTCTTTTCTTTCATCAGAATGTCGATAATACCTCCATAAATATCTTTTACAATAGGAGCATTATCACGACGTTTTAATACAATTCCCATAGATTTACGGTAACATTTATGTGCATTAAACTCATATAACATACCAACATAACGTTTCTTTGATAATAAACAGAAAGGCAGAAATGTTTTTTCGTATTCCAAATCATGCGGATGTTTTAGAAATTTCGTCGCCAATGCACCTGCCTGTTGAGCTAATTCAATTGTTATTTCTAATGCGGTTTGCCCAGTAATCTTCTTTCCATGCATGTCTTCAAGATTAAATGTAAAGAATACGGAATCTGTATCACCATAAATATATTCGGCATATGATTTCACATTTCCATAATTTTCAGTAGGGACAATTGCATCATAATACGATTCTTCAATTACACGTTTTGCATATGTCAATAATTTACGCCCAGTTGCAGTTGTAGATGCTGCAACATCTTTTTCATAAAACGTACTTGTTCTAGCGCCACATTGACCATATAACGAATTTGCAGTGACCTTAATGCTTAATTGACGTTTGTCCAATACATTTTGCATAAATTCATCTGTTTCTTTTTCAGCTTGCTTTCGGGTTGCTTTTCTGGCAGCCAAAAGTTCTTCTAAAATTGCTGGCATAACCCCGCGTTGTCCATTTTTTGGTTGAGTAAAACGGCAAATTTTATATCCTGTTTTTACTTTTTGAGCAGCTGATGTTGGATTTTTCCTAATATAACTATATGTATCATATGTTACATCAACATATTCATAACCATCCATATTATCATACATGAAACTTCCACTAGCGTCTCTATAACCAGTTACCTTAAGTAATTTTCCAGTCAAGTCAAATTCTTTTGTCCATACTTTGGTATCATGTGAAATATTTTCGCTAATCATTGATGACGGATATAGAGAACCAAAATCGACACATGCAACTGGATTATCAAGATATAAACCACATTTTGGCGGCAACACAATAGCGCCTTCATAGCCTCCATCATCCATATTTTTTTCAATTACAGGCAACAGCGTATTTTTTTCGCGACATTTTTTAGCAACATAACTAGTTAGTTTGATGCCTTGTCCGCGTTGCACTAAGAAATTTAATGGAACACTGCATAATTTTGCCATTTCAACGTATCCGGTAATTACATCAATTTTTCTCATTAAATGATGGACTAAGTTGCAATCTTGAATACAGTATTTCGCAATAATTGCGCGTTCAGCAGGTCCTTCATTTGTCATTCTAAAAATATCTTGTGGTGTAACATCATCCTTAGCCATTCCCCATTTAACAACCTTCTGCATATTTGGGTTCTCAATTCCTTTAATAATAAATGATCCTTCAGAACGATTAATTTCAATAACTTCGAATTTTTGTCCATCCTTATAATGTTCTGATGTATGTGAATTTTCTTCAAAATTAATATACGTATTTTCTTCTAGTCCAGTCAGATTTTTAGAATAAATTTTAGTGTTTCCATCTTCTGTGTGTTCTAATTTCTTTACCACATCACCAATAAAATACCCCGCAACATAATCTAATTTGTATGATGTTAAATTATAATCGCGTCTAAAATAATTATATAGATCAATTTGCAATCGTCCATTCATTTTAATAAATTTTAGGTCATATTGACCACTTGCTAATACAATCATGTTTCCATCTAGTGTTCGCTGATTTGTCTGCCAATTTGCAGGACAACAATCCTCATTTACATTTCTAGATAATTTTAAGAAACGATTAATGCATTTTGTTTCCTCAGCTCGTTTAAACATGAACTCGTAATCAAAACCAAAGATATTATACCCAATAATAACATCAGGATTTTCACGTTTAATTAATTCAGTCCAACCAAGCAAAAGTGACTTTTCATCGGTAAATGTTTGAATTTCTGCATTTTCAATTGGATCACATGTACCGACAACCAGACAATTATTTAGATATGGTTTATCTTGACCATAATTTAAGAATGTTGTTCCAATAAATGTAACTTCATCACCTTTTAATGGTGGAAACGCTTTTGACAACGTTTTAGTTAATTCTAAAATCTTAGTATCACGCTCACAATCGTCGTCATTTAACATATTCACAATTGATGCTTTTTTATTCTTGTATTCATTAATTTTCTTCTTTTTATTCCACATAAATCCAAATGTACTAGCTTCTACAACCTCATTTCCATTTTCATTGTGTCCTTCTTCAATAGTTGTTCCATTATCGTTGTCATCTTCATTATCTTCTTCATTGTCGTTATTATTATCATCTTTATCATCATCTAATTCAATATCGCATTTTACATTTCCAGGGCACATTTTTATCCATTTGGTAAATAAATTTTCAATTTGAGATTTAGTCGTTGCTTCCTTAGGAAATACACGGTCAACATCTTCAAGATCTGAATAACCAAATGCAGTTAGAATGACTTCTTCCAGAAAATCTTCATTGCATTCATAATCTTTGTATATTTCGATAATATTTTGTGCGAGTTTTTTGTAATTCTTCTTTGGCAAAGGAAAATCACCATGACTACTACTGGCTTCAATATCAAAACTAGCAATTTTATATGGAACAATCGTTTCTTTGTTCGGCAAAGGTATAATATCGCTATATTTAATTGTGAATTCATAATGACAACTAGTGATTTTATTTCTGTTCATTTTTGCAAGTGATAATGGTATCGCTACCCATCCAGATGGACTAATGTCTTTAATATGAAATAATCGCAATAGTGGTGGAATATTTGATTCATATAGTTCCAAAAAGTCACCATTATAATAATACCCCCCTTTTTTAAGTTTTTTATTGTACCCTCCATTTTTTGTATCAATATCATACCAAATATTTACTGCTTTTTTCATTGCTTTTTCATTTTTAAATTCAAGTTTAATAAATTTATGTAATTTACCTGCATCAAACCCATATAATTTTTTACGTTTAACCAATTTACTATCTACGATAGAATCTTCATAGAATTCGCCCAATAAATCCCTCATATGGCTTACAAAATCCAGTTTAGTGTCAACTGACCAATTGTCAGGAACAGATACATAAAAGAATGGTTTATAACCTTCGGCAAATATAGAACATGTTTGTCCTTGTTCATTAATTCCAAACATCTGAACAATAAATGATTTGTTATCGCGTTTTCCTCCTTCTTCATTTTGATAATTTGAATCATCATCTGTAGTATTGCGGATAGATGATTGGCCATCATATACGTTAAATTCTAAAAGACGGAATGATTTATCCATTGGTGAAATAGAGTAATATGTTTGGTTTGTATAATATAATTTACTATTTGTATGTTTAATTCAATTTTGTTCATTACAATAAATAAAAAATATTTAATATAAAATTTAAATAAGTTAAATTATTTGATTGAAATCGAATATATATTTAGAAATATTTATGAATATATTTACCAATTGAATAATAAATGTATTCTATATAAGTTTTTTTATATTTACATAGAATATAATGCAATCATTTGACTTAGATTCTTACTTCTCCCCATTAGGCAAGGAATACTGCGCTTATTTCTACTGGTTAACAGTAATTGCGTTCTTCCTTTTCGTTTTAGCTTTAGGTAACTCCGTTTTCCTAGTCCTCAAGGGCAAGGCTAACCCTGTCACATCTATTGTTTTATTATTAGGACCCTTCTTGTTGTACTTCAACAACCGCTTACTCTACACAATGTGTATGCGATAAATTATTTATCATTTAGGTTGTATAATATAAAAATCAATAACAATAACAATAACAATAAAAATATAAATTGTTATTGGTGTTTATTATTTAATGTTTTCTTCTCTTAGAACCACTTTTTTTATTTTTTCTTGAACGTGTTTGTCTATGTTTTCTTGATTTTCCATGTCGTTTTGTGTGTCTACGTTTTTTTGACTTAACTCCACCCCCTGATTGAATATGATGTTTTCCATGTGATTTTGATGTGTTGCTTAAATTGTTCAATAAAAATTTTAGCATATCATCCTTGCCTCTATCTCCTTGATATTCTTTAATAATGAGACCTTTAACCGATAGAATTGTAGGAAATCCTTTAATCCTATTTGTAATTGCACTATTATCAATGTCTTTAATTCTATCTGCATGAACGTTGATACACGCAACATCCATATCTGCATGCGAACGCTCAAGATCATCTTCTAACTCTTTCCATGCTTCAGTCATCGCAATACAATGGGGGCATGTTGGACTATAAAATTTTATTAAACATGGAGTGGTTTTTAATGTATCCGAAACCGTTTCATTTTTACGCAATCCGGTTTCATTGCTTTCATTAATGTGAATAATTCTCATTATACATAATTAAAATATTAATTTTTATTTTTATAGTATATAAATGAATATATTTGCATTTTTAATAGTTATTATTATAATTATACAAGGTTTAACATTTATGGCAAGCAAATCAAAAACTAAAAAAGATGGTTTTGATAATATGGTTCCTAAAACATGCCCAAATACACTCATTCAGTTTGGAAATGAATTTTATTTATATAACTCTTCTGTTGCTAAGGTTCCTGGAGTAAATCCATTGCGTTTTGGTAGTTTAGAAGAATATACTGAGTTTTTAGAATGGCAGCGCTCTCAAGGAATACGTTGCCCTGTATTATTTTTACAAAAAACATTAGATGCGCAAGGCAATACATCATTTGTTTCTAGACCTAGTCCAATTGATTTGCAAGGAGGGTTGCCTCATGAACGATTGAGAGATGCAACAAATAATCCTCCAAATTATAATCACTTAACACAAAATCAAATATATGCGAATAATGCAAAAAAATATACAGAAATTATAGGAGACACACAGCCGAATAATACTAAATATCAAAACAACCCAGATACACTTTTAATTGATGCAAGTCGCAATTATTCTCCTTTTAATTCAAATAGTTTTCCTGGTTTTGATCCAACCAATCAATATATTGGAATGAATACGCCATTAGATAAAATATTTAATGAAAATGTTGGCGGAACAAGCCCAAATCCTATGGACACAAACTGGGGAGGTGCAAATTTTACACAAGAATTAATTGATAATGGTCATTATGCCGATAGAGAAGTATATAAACTATAATTTGTATAATTTTGATAGATTAACTTACAAAGGATAATCAATCAAATATGATTTATTTTTGTCTATTAAGATATTTCATGCTAGTATTTAATGTATCAATAAATGTTTTTAGATCATTTGCATATTGAATTTTTTTATCAATGTCCTTTCCTCTTTCAAATCCATCTGCTATCTCTAAAATGTTCCCATAAAGCATAATATTCATCTTTTCTTCTAATGCTATTAATAAATTTTCATGTTCCGTTTTATATTTTTCAATACTAAATAAATCTTTAAACATATTATTCTGATTGGTAAATAGTTCCACTTGTTTCTTTAAACTATCAGACATGGTATATGTAGGTTTGATAACTATATTATTTGTTGCAGTCGGCTGTTGATTTTCTAGTCCTTCAAACATTGTAAATTTAATTGTGTAAAATTTTCTAATTAACAAGACACTAATTATTATTAAAATCGATAAACCTAAATATTTATAGAATGGTATATTCTCTATTTCAATTGACATTTATATATAATAATATACCAAAAATTTTATGTAGAAATCTGTATATCGTTGTCAGTTTGAAGCATAAACTTAAATATATTATTAATAGAACTTTTAGTTAATCTGCGTGATTTTCCAGTAGATGTTTTAGTATCAAGACATATGTCATCCAAACATGTTTTATCATTTTCAAGACAATTCACGAGAGATTTAATAGTTTTAAATTTATTCATAATTGAGATTGAACTTTGACTACTAATTCCAGGGATTTGCATTAACATAATCTCTCCAATATTACTGACTGTAATGTTTTCATTCTTCTTTGACTTCTTGACTACTTTACAATAATCAATCGAGCTCTGTTTTTCATCCGGTTCTGTATTATCCGATGCATTCACTGTTGCTGCGCTATGGGTTGCATCTGTATTAGTAATAGTAATATTGTTATTATAATAAGGTATTTTGCCTGATGATTTCTCTCTCGAAATCTTATCTGCATAATGAAAAATATACTCAGCTGTTTCTTTTACAGTATTCGTTCTATAAAGAGAGAACCCTTTAAAATATTGAATAGATGCCATTGCTGAGATAAGAGTATTGTATTTTATAGATTTGCTCATATATTTATTATTATAATCACTTGCTTGACCTTCAATTAAATAAATAATATTATGATTTGGAAGAGGATAGTTATTTAAACGAAACGATTGCTCATTATATCTTCCATCTCTGATGCTCATTGCCAAGTCGCTTAATGACTTTCTCTCAATAATAACCAAAATAACTTCATTATTGTTTGAATCAACGTCAGTTAAAACTACATCTCCTAAATGTAAATTTTCACTAATCAGTTCTATTTGTTCTTTATTGATGTCGCTACTAGTTATTTTATTTAATTGTTCATATAGAGCTGGTTCACGCATATCTAATTTAATTTTCATTTTATCTTGTAGTGTAGGTAAAATTATTATAAACATTGATAAAATGTATTTAAGCATATTATCAATAAATTAAAAGCATCAATATTGCATTTAAGCATGGGGAGCATGACCAAATGGTGCAGGACCAGGATTTGTTAAAAACTTAAATAAGAAATTGGGTCTAGACGATGGGAATGCCTTTCCTGGCATAGTAACTGATCTCATACCAAATGGACGATTAAATCCAGTTGCAGATGGTGCACTACCTCCCTTTTTATTTCCTCCAAAATAATTTGTCTTAATGACCTGTCCTGTCATGGTTTCAACAAAAACAGATGGCTGGATTCCATTAACTTTGCTTGGTCCTCCAAATAAAACTTTACGCGCAACTGCAGAACGTCCTGCATTACTTCTATTTCCGTTTCTCTGTGGCATATTATATATTATAATATAGATAATTTAATTATAATGTATAATGTTCTAATTATTATATTTAACGGTAACACATGAAGAGTGTGCCTTTGCCGACACCACCAGAGCACTGAGGGTTCTTAGATAATATTCCCTTAGCAATCATGTAATCTAACCCGGCTGCGGGCGCAGGTGGAATGCAATTGCAGTACGCACCGTTTCGGACAATGGCATTGCGAACTGCCCATGTTTTTCCAGTAAGAGAAACTGTTCCTCCCATAATTCCATAGTGAGATGTTTGATTAGACATTGACGCGGAGTGACGCGCCTTTTTTCCTAAATTCATATTTGGCATTTATATATTTACTTAATATTTTTTTGAATACTAATTATTAGATTTGTGAAATAAGCTTAAACAAACAATTGGTTATTATAATAACAACCATGGCTGAACACGATTGTGATATTGACATTGAAAAATATAAGAACGCAGAAGATTTAATATTTAATCCTTATAATCCTCTCAACAAAGAGATTACATTGAGCGATGTTCAATTTATTCTCAATAAATATGGAATTTCAGCAAAACCAAATAATTTAAAATTGTATCAACGTGCTTTTGTTCATGTGTCTTATACAAAAAGACCTAAAATGGAAAATATGGATGCCAACATTATTATTGCAGAACAACCCGCAGATTGTTTACCATTAAAATCCAAATCAAACGAACGTCTTGAGTTTATTGGAGATGGTATTCTTGAATGTATTACTAAATATTATTTATATCGTCGTTTTCCAAAGGCGGATGAAGGATTTATGACAGAGAAAAAAATTGCTCTTGTAAAAAATGAGCACATTGGTAAATTATCACTTGCTATGCGCATTAATAAATGGTTTATAATTTCGAAACATGCAGAAGAAAAAAATATTCGAAATAATCTCAAAAAATTAGGTTGTTTATTTGAGGCATTTATTGGTGCATTGTTCCTTGATTTTAATAAAATATCTGTAAATGATGAAGAAGGATGGTTTTCAAATGTATTTGTTACTGGACCTGGATTTCAAATGGCGCAAATATTTGTAGAAAAGATTTTTGAGACACATGTAGATTGGATGGAACTGATTAAGAATGACGATAATTATAAAAATATTCTACAAGTGAAAATTCAAAAGGAATTTAAAACAACTCCAGATTATATTGAATTATCTCATACCGAAAATGGATATGAAATGGGGGTATTTATCTGTCTAGGAAAACAGATTTATGAATTCAAGCCGGAAGAAGCAATTAATTATACACATTTTAATAGTTTTCAAAACATTCAAGAATACTATGCTACAAATGGGTTTGCATTTATTTTTCTTGCAAAATCACTCCATAAAATTAAAAAGAAAGCAGAACAGTCTGCGTGTCAAGAAGCAATTGCATTAATTGAACAGCAATAATTGCATAAATATTAATGATAATTTTTGAATGAAAAAAATAAAATATATAAATTATTTATATGGCTTATAAAAAATCAAATACTAAAAAACGTCATGCACGTTTATCGCATAAAAAAACACAACAATTAAGACGTTCCAGAAGATATAGACACGGAGGAATGCTAAGCGCGTTGTCTAGAGGAGTTCGTCTTACTGGTAAAAAATTAGCAGAATCATATGCAGAAAATGTAAAAGATGATACATTCGAGAGAAAACATAGCATTCAATCTGCGCCTAAATTTGATCCAAATGTGCATGAAGTTGTTTATTCTAAATCTGCGATGCGTAAAATGCGTTCTCCATCTACACGACGAAATACTACACCCCGCAGGGGTTTTTCAAGTCCTCGTTCCCCAACTATTATGGTTACACCATCAACCGCTGCATTGTCAACAGGGGAACGTTATCCATCACCAACAACGTCAATGGATTCTCCAAATGAGTTTCTCGAAACTGGACGTTTTGGGTTAAGTGATATGACTAATAAATCACATCTAAGAAAACATGGATTAACTGAGGTTAGTTCTAATTTATTGTCTAAATTTGATGAGTTATAAACCATTAATTTATTTTAAGTATTTGCGGAATGCATTCTCAAATACTTAAATATTATATAAGAACATAAAACTTTTTTATGTCATAAAATTATATATATGTCATCTGCTCTTTTAGCCAAATTAAAAGTTAAACCTATACCTAAAAAAATAGAAGCAGTTGAAGTTGTTATTCCGGTTCCTGCAAAAAAAGAAGATGTTGTTATTAAAACACAGATTATTGATAAACGTGGAACAATTGATATTGATAGAGAAGCAATATTAGAAAAAATTAAATCAAGCAGAAATTACCAAGGTGTTACTACAATAATTCCACAAAAAGGAAAACCTGTTATTAATATCTCTCCAGTAGTAGAACAAAAAGAAGAAGAAACTGTTTCTGTCACTGTTCCTAAAAAAGAAAAGAGTTTAAAAAAGAAATCAAGAAAAGCTCTACAATTTATAATCGAAGAAGAAGAAGGAAAAGATGAAACAATAAAAGGCGATGAAGAAGAATTCGAAATTATTCCAGTTAAATCTACTAAAAAACAAAAACCTAAATTGGTATTTGAAGACGAAGATTTAACTGAACTCGAAACAGAAAAAATCGAAATTGAAAAATTAGACACTAAAATAAAACAAGACCAGAAAAAAGAAAAGAAACGCAGAACAAAAAAACCGAGTGAAATTGTCCAAGAAGGGCCATTGTCTCTTATTCGAATTGGTGATACAGTATTAAATGAGAGATTGCCAGCAGTAAAACCAAAAGTTAAAATACAAGCATCTGATTATTACATGAATAACCGCCAAATATTCATTAATTTTATATCATCACTATTTGACACTTATAAAAATGAATACCAAAAGGACAAAAAATCATTTTCATGTGAGAGAAAAGATGACGGAAAATTCGAACTTTTAACACATCAAAATATCGTACGTGATTATATTAATTTATATACACCATACAGAGGATTATTGTTGTATCATGGATTAGGTTCAGGAAAGACATGTTCATCTATTGCAATTGCAGAAGGAATTAAATCAGATAAACAAATTATTGTAATGACCCCTGCATCATTAAGGACAAACTATATTGAATCACTAAAAAAATGCGGTGATGATATATATAAAAAGAAACAGTACTGGGAATTCATAAGCACTGCTAACAATCCAGAATTAACTAATACATTATCTTATACATTATCATTACCAATTGATTATATTGAAAAACAGAAAGGCGCATGGTTAGTCAATATTAAAAAGAAATCAAACTATGACAATTTAACTACTACAGAAAAGGAAAGTCTTGACAATCAATTAAATAAAATGATACGTTCCAAATATAAATTCATTAATTATAATGGTATCCGTAGAAGACATTTAGATGAGCTTACAGAAGGAAATACTAAAAATCCTTTCGATAACACAGTTGTTATTATTGATGAAGTTCATAATTTTGTCAGTCGCATTGTAAATAAAATATCAAGAGGCAGTTCTAAATCGGAACCAAGTATTTCAATGAAATTATATCAATACATAATGGATGCAGATAACGCCAAGATTGTTTTATTGTCAGGAACGCCAATGATCAACTATCCAAATGAAATAGCGATTGCCTATAATATGATTCGAGGACTTATTAAAACATGGTATTTTAAACTAAATGTAAGTTCTGATAGAAAGATTTCACAAGAAACATTAAAAGAGCTATTTCAATCTAAATCATCGACAAAGAAATTACTAGATTATATTGAATATCGTGCGACATCTACAACTTTAATAGTAAATCGAAATCCTTATGGATTTATTGGTCGCGTTAAAAATGACAAATATGAAGGTGTTTCTCTTAATGAAAATGGTCAAGTTAGCGATGACGATTTTGTTAAGATTATTACTTCAACACTTAAGAAAGAAAATATTACTGTTGCGCCAAATGGCATCCAAGTTGAGAGATTTAAAGCTCTTCCAGATAAATTAGAAGATTTTCAAAACTATTTCATTGATCTTAAAGATAATAGTATGAAAAATATTGATATGTTCAAACGTCGCATATTAGGACTAACATCATATTTCCGTAGCATTGAAGAATTGCTCCCTAGATATAGTAAAACCACTGATTTTGAAGTCATTAAAATTCCGATGAGTGACACACAGTTTAATACATATGAAGAGGCGCGTTCTGATGAGCGTTCATTGGAGGAAACAAATGCTAAGCGCAAAAAGAAAAAGAAGAATGATGACGTGTATGAAGAATCAATGTCAACATACCGCATTTTTTCAAGAGCTTTCTGTAACTTCGTTTTCCCTTCTCCTCAAATAGCTCGACCAATGCCAAAGGAAAACGAGTCAATTCTTGCTGCTATACAAACAATTGAAGATGAAGATGATATTGATGCAGCAAATGCGCAAGAAAAAATCGATAACATTGATGGGCGTTATGAGGCAGATGAAGCGGATGTTAAACCGGCTGGTGTTGATGCAACATATGATCAACGTATTCATTCAGCGCTTGACCAATTGTGGGAACGTCGTGATACCTATTTATCAAAAGATGGACTTGAAACATATAGTCCTAAATTTTTACACATTCTTGAAAATATATTAGACCCAGAACATATTGGCATTCATCTTATTTATTCACAGTTTAGAACCCTAGAAGGCATCGGCATTATCAGTTTAGTATTAAAGGCAAATGGATTTGCTCAGTTTAAGATACGAAAAAATCAATTAAATCAATGGGTACTTGACATTGCGCCTGAAGACATGGATAAACCAAAATTCGCATTATATACCGGAACAGAAACGGTTGAAGAAAAGGAAATAATTCGTAATATTGTTAATAGCGATTGGAAAGACATACCTACAACTATTGCAAATGAAATCAAGCAAATGAACCCAAACAATTATCGTGGAGAGATTATAAAAACACTTATGATTACAGCATCTGGAGCAGAAGGAATTGACTTGAAAAATATTAGATATGTTCATTTAACAGAGCCATACTGGCATCCAGTCCGTTTAGAACAAGTCATTGGTCGTGCAGTCCGCATTTGTAGTCATACTAATTTGCCAGTTGAATTGCAAAACGTCAAGGTATTTTTATATATTATGACATTTACAAATAAACAAATAACAAGCGATGGTTCGCGCGAATTGCGATTGAAAGACGTTAGTAAGGTTGACCGCGAAACACCACTAACAAGTGACGAAGCATTATACGAAATTGCAACAATTAAAGAAAATATTAGTAAACAAATATTAAAATCGATTAAAGAAACATCAATTGACTGCGTATTGCAAGCGGGATCAGACAATGAGAACTTACAATGCTTTAGTTTTGGAACATCAAACCCAGATAAATTTGCATATGTCCCAGCTATTACAGAAGAAGAACAAGACATTGAAGCTAAAGGCAATAAAAAGAATGTGAAAATTGCTGCAAAAGAGATAACCTTACCCAATGGTATTTCATATGCCCTTAATAAATTGACAAATGAATTGTATGAGTTAGAAAATTTTAAGCGCGGAGTTATTGTCCCTGTTGGACGTTTACAAGTATTTGTTGACCAAGAAACTGGAAAGAAGAAGTATAAAATACAAAAAATATAAAATTGAAAAGAATATCATTTAATTTATAACGCATTATCAATATAAATTAAACGCAATGGGAAACATTATTTACAAACTTATGAAATCAAACAATAACTACAATGGAACTAAATTAACGGATGACGATGAAATGCAATTGCTTGAAGAATTAGCACAAAAAATAGATAAAAAAGAAAAACTTTCAACTCCACATAAACGAGTTATGAAAGAAATTGCTTATAAAATGTTTGTTAATAATCCAATCAATGAAATTATCAACAAACCTTCAAACATAAATGAAGATCAAATCATGGATATAGTTCAGAAAACACAGAATAATATTCAAAAAGAAGAAGACATTCGCACTATAACTGTTGCAAATGATATAAATCACATTAAGGAACAAATTAGCAACATCAATTCAAACATAGAAAAAATCTTCAAATTATTAGAAACATTGGAAGTCGTATAAATATATTTATTTTAAACCGGCTTAAAGAAATTACACACATCAGTCCACAGATTATTGCATTTTTTGTAGAAACTTCATGATTTCTTCCTGGTTAAATAATACCTTATCTATTTTTATTTTTAACTCATCTATATCATTTTTATTCATTTGAGGTTCAGGTGTTGTGCGTTTGAGACGATTTAAAAAATTTAATTCTATATTATCTGGTTTTTGTTCCACAATGGCATCTGTATGGGATAAATCATGGTATACAATATTATCTGCATCATTAAATGAAACTTTTTTGTCACGACTATTAGAACTGATAGGACTTGCTCTGGTAGAACCATTTTGAATGCTTGAAGGAAGTGTTACTATTTTATCATTTAGTTCTGTATCTCCTCCAATTTTTAAATTAATTACTTTTCCTGATGCATTCACATTATTTCCATTATTGCCATTGTCTATCCATTTTGCTGCACGATTTAATTGGTCTGGGTTTTGAGTTTCTAGCAACTGGTTTAATTGTTTTTCTCTCATCGCAATAGTCTTTGCTATTAAATTATCCATATCATCACCAATAGGTTCATCTTTTTTATCAGCAAAACTAATATCTTGTGGTGACTTCATTTTAAACGAATTAAATTCATTTTGTTTTTGTTTAAACGCAATATCCATTTTACTTTGACGGTCTTGATGGATGTCTTCTGCCTTATATATTATTGGGTCATTCTGTTGTTGATTGTTTGTAGTTTTTGATCGTGGCTGTTGTTGTGACTGCAATTGTGCCTGAGTTTGTTTTTTATATAATTCTAATTGCCCGACCATAAGACGTATAACTTCTTTATTTTTATCAATCAACCCCTTTGAAGTATATTGAATGTCAACATTCTCGATCATTTGTTCAAAACTTAATTGAATATCTTTTTGATAAGATGGAGAGATACCATCAAATAATTTTTGCTCATTTAAAAAATCCCATATAAAACCTTTATTTTCTTTAGTTTTAAATTCGCTCATTTACTATAATGTAGTTACAATATATATAATAAATAATAATTATTTATATTGTTTACAAACCTATAAGTCACTATTAAAATATTCATTCCTCAATTTCTCCATTTCACCGTCTGGAATTCGGTGTGTTTTAAAATAATCAATTGTCTTATTGTCGGTTAACAACTGGATTATAAAATGCATAGAATACATTCCACATTCAGAATTTCCTTTTTGGTGTTCTAATGGAGCATTTTCATCAACTGTAAAATTAATTCCAATCGCTGAGCCTTGATCCTTTATTCTAGATTGTAATTCTTTAATTTCATTTGGTGCAACATTTCCATTGCTATCGAAATAAAATATAAATTTCTTTCGAATGTCAATATACATTGCAATCCAATGCGAACCATCTTTGTAATGTGGATCCGTGTTAAAGATTATGCCTATCTTTGTTTTGCCACGTTTTAAATATTCCTTCAAATCAAATTTACATAATTCTTCCCAGACACATTCGTCGTATAATTTTTTAGAATCAAAATCAATAGGAGATGGACCTATAAATGCAAAACATGGAAATGCATGTTCATATTGTTTCATTAATTGTTCAATTTCAATACTAGTTAGCCATGTATTTTTATTTGATTTCCATGAAGATGGTTGCTTTGGAGAGAATGTATAATTTAATAACTCATTGTCTAAATTGTTGATAATAAATTTCTGTCTTAACCAACAAGACTCTGTATCACATACCTTGTCCATGTATTTTTTCAAATGTGTCCAAATGTCTCTACTATTATTTGATGTAATTAAATGGTCTGGATGTCTTGAGTTCCAATAGTCTCTTAATTTAATTAATGATTCGTCAGTATAACATGTAAAATTATTTAATTCATTCGATTGTTTTGGGCTACATTTAACTGGGCGAAATTTGCGCGTTTTATTAATTCCATTTGGAGTATATTCTTCAACTAATTCCATTTTAATTTGTCCATGGTTGTTTTTAATAGTTTTTGGACGAGATTTATTGAGAGTAGGCGTATGCGGAACTTCATTAAGTTTTATATTTTTTCCGTGTTTTGACATATTATCTAATATCACTATACTAATTAATAGTATTTTCTTTTTTATCATTTTTATCCTTTTTAATTTTTTTATCGTTTTTCTCGTTTTTTAATCCTTTGTTTTTTAATTCCGGATTTGTTAAATCAACTTCTTTCTTGTGTGGATAAAATTTAGCCTGGTTTGTTTTTTGTTTTTTTGTTATAACAAAATTGTCTAATGTTATTTTTTTGTTATGTTGAGGAGCATTGTATAACATTTCATTTGTTTTATTTATTGAAATATCTTCATTGACATTGTCATCATCATCTAAACCAAAGTCATCGTCAATATTATCATTGTGTTCATTTATTTGTAAATTTGATGCGTTCATGTCTTTATAGTCATTCTGCAATATTTCATGTGTATCTAAATATTTAAAATAAGTAATTAACGTCATCATATAGTGAATAAATCCTTCTTTTACATGTTCATTTATCCCATTAAAATCATTTTTAAGCATTTGTTTAGTTGCATTTAAGATGCGTTTGCGATAAAATTTGCGTTCGGTTTTACTGACTAATGTGCGGTCAGGAGGTCCTATTGTTTTATTAATAAATTTTTCATATACATCAGGATTAACTAAACATTCAAGGGTAATTAAATCAATATTACTAGGTTGTAAAGTTGTCATATTATACATTAAATTTAAAATAATTATGCTTCTTAAATTTAATACATTGTAATTTGTACTTATTTTTCGTCAAAGTTTTTAAGTTGCTGTCTAGTGTAATTGTTAAATACGTTTTGCCCTAAATCAAAATTATTGGGGTTAAATTGAGAAAATCTTTGTTCATCAAATAAACCTGGAAACGGTTGGTGCTTTATATCATTCTCTTCTTTAATGGTATTCACATATAAATCACTATGGCTCTCAGGAACATATGTCGCTTGATCGCCTTTTTGAAGTGCAAATGCTTGATTTCTTAGAACGGTTTCAACATCGACATTTGATGCAAATCCTGACCATGGACCTTGAGCATTTCCTGGGTTGAATGTTTTGCCGACATTAAAAAATGGTCCGGTTGTAATATTTACATCACTTTGCGCACGTTGGTCAAAAATAGGCATTGTTGCATATTTTGTAGATACTGGGCGCATACTGAATGAGGTTTCCATAAAACCTGATGGTAAATTGCGTTCTAATAATTTTTTGTTCGCTTCTACTCTCTCATCTTCTCGATAATATAATTCTTGACAATGACCTTGTTTAATGTTGTCTGTTTCATTAAATGTATGCATATAAGTGTTCATTTAATATATTATAACATAATATTATATTCAAAATACCTAAAGATTAAATTGATATTTATATTAATAAAATATGTGTGGAATTTTTGCTTTGATAAATAACAGAAGCACATTTAATGCAAATATTGTGAATAACTGTTTTATGTTAGGAAAAGAAAGAGGTCCAGAAGACACTGAATATAAGCGAATGGGATATAATGTGTATTTTGGATTTCATCGTTTGGCAATTAATGGATTAAATTCTATTTCAAATCAACCATTGTGCATTGATAATGTTACTTTAATTTGCAATGGAGAGATTTACAATTATAAAGAACTATATTCATTGATTAATGTGACACCTGAAACAAATTCTGACTGTGAAATTATCATCCATTTATACAAACGTTTTGGAATAGAATATATGCTTACGTTATTGGATGGATATTTTTCGTTTATTCTTATGGATGAATCAAATATAAATGAAGAACCTGTTATATATGTTGCTAGGGATCCGCATGGTGTAAGACCTCTATATTTATATTCTACAAAAATGAATGATACTCATAATTATGAAAATAAATTAAATAAAAATGATTTTGAATTAACAATTGATAATATAATTGGATTTGCAAGTGAATTAAAATCATTAAGTGGTTTCTTGACTAAATCAAATAAAAAACTAGCATATGTTGAAATGAAGCATAATGATACATTCTATTTGCAACAAGCTACCAATGAAAATGCCAATAATTTTAGTGAATTTAATATTATTCAGTATCCTCCAGGAACTTATTCAAAACTATGCAAGCCAAATATGATTAATGCATCATATTCATTTGATATATATTGCAAGCGTTATACTGAATTTCCATTTGTAAGTCACATTACACCGCACATTAATAATGCAGAATGTAAATATATTATGGAGTTTGATGAAAATAGTCCAGAAACGATAAATGTATTTAAAACAGTATATGATAGTTTTTCAAATGCAGTGCAAAAACGTGTAGTGGGAACTACAGACCGACCAGTCGCATGTTTATTGTCAGGAGGATTAGACAGTAGTCTCGTTGCTGCTCTAGTCGCTAAAAATTATTCGAGACAATTGGAAACATTTTCTATTGGAATGCCTGGAGGGGAAGATTTTAAATATGCTCGCATGGTAGCGGATCACATCGGTTCTAATCATACTGAAATTATTATTCAAGAAGACGATTTTTTTGATGCAATTCCACATGTAATTAAAATGATTGAAAGTTATGATACAACTACTGTTAGAGCTAGTGTCGGGAATTATTTAGTGGCAAAATATATTTCTGAAAAAAGCAATGCTAAAGTTATATTTAATGGAGACGGAAGCGATGAATTAACTGGCGGGTATTTATATTTTCATCACGCGCCAGATGCTTTATCATTTGACAAAGAAATTAAACGTTTATTAACTGACATTTATTTGTTCGATGTGTTGCGTTCTGATAAATCAATTTCATCAAATGGTCTTGAGCCAAGAACACCATTTTTAGACCGCGGTTTTGTGCAAACATATTTGTCTTTGCCTTTAAAATATCGTTATACTCCTGGCAAACCTGAAAAATGGTTGCTTCGTCGTTCGATTGAACAATTTGATCCAACACTTTTGCCAAAGGAAGTGTTATGGAGAACAAAAGAGGCATTTAGTGATGGCGTTAGTGCACATTCCCGTTCATGGTATGAGATTATCACTGAGAAGGTAAATAATATTGAGTATAATTTAAGATCATATTCCAATGACGCACATTTGTGTCCAACGACTACAGAACAAAAATATTATCGTTCTATATTTGATGAATGCTATCCTTATTGCGAAAAACTGATCCCTTATTTTTGGATGCCAAAATTTATTAATGCAAATGATGCAAGCGCGAGAACGTTAAACATTTATAAATCATGCAACAATGTAAACGTATAATTTTGAAAATTTCTCAAATATAAATATTAAATAATATATATATTTGATATAATGGTTTCTGTTTTTCAACAAAAAATATACAAAATAGTATTATACACATCATATGTATTATATACATTGTCTATTTTAAGCATTTACACCAAAGCACCTGAGTATTTAACTACTTTAAATGTTTTACTAAAACTATATGTTAGTCTATTTTTAATCGTCCGTTTTAATCCATTTGTTAAAATTTCATTTACCGAATTTGACAGACAAATTGTATTTGCAGCAGGAATATTCTTAGCATTAACAACATCAATTACACAATATTTACAACAATCAATCGCATCAACATTAAATCAATCTGTTATTCCAATGATAAAAAATAACGTTAAACATACAATTGATGTTATTCACAATGGAAATAATCGAGTTCATTCTAGATTGTAAATAAACTATAGTATATCTTCACTACATTTTATTTAAGTCTTCTCGTTTTTTTAACTAGTGTTCTATTTTTAATCGTTGGTGATTTGGATTTTGTATCAAAATATTCATCTAAATGCCTAAGAATATATTTTGTTACAATTGTATCAACTTTTAATTCTTCTTCATTCTTAACAGACATTGGCATGTTATATGCTTCCATTAATTTAGTTACCTCTGATGTGAATTGAGTTTTATCTATTTGCATATTTTTATAAGTATAATATCTCTCTATCATTTCTTGAAATGGCAATGAATAATAATACGGTTTGATGTTAACATAATATACATTTGGATGTTCCATTTGTGGATGATATTGATCGTCAATAAAAAATATTTGAGTGTCTTTTGGTAATTTTGTGCATCTCATAAAATCAGTGAATGTTTTATTGTGAGTTGTTCTATTCGGTTCAATTTGTTTTCCTTGGATTTTAAATGCAGCAATAATTTGATCAAATAACTTATAATTTAATTTATATTCAAAATATTTTTTAATTTTAATAATCCAATCCTTAGACCCTTGATTGTTTGTATAAATCATTACTTTTGTATTGTTATTTCGCGTTTTATTATTTTTAATTCTATTTAGAATTTTCATTATTTTCGGTCTCAAAAATTCTGGATATAAGTCCAATATACGTATAAACTCATCATCGTCTATTTCAATATTAAGAATTGTTTCAATTGATGAAATAAACATGCCAAGTTCTACAAAATAGCCAAGCGTTTCATCTAAATCAAAAACTACTATTTTAGAATTATGGTCTAACATTATTTTATAAAGAGATTTTTATATGAAAAATGTTATATGCGTAAAAATGGCGCACAACATAACAATAATATTTCACAATTTTACTAAAAAGTATTCTAATTATATATCAACGAATGGGTAATGATCAACTTGTGCAAACCGATTATATTACTATTTTGAAATTTTATAAAATACCGTTCAATGAAACGACACCTAAAAATGTCATCAAATCTTTAGCAGAAGATATTTTAGCAAATAAATTATGTAAGTGTATTAAAAAAGTTCAAAAAAAAAGTAAAACTGTAAAAGAGGCACGTTCAATTGCAATTTGCAAAACGTCAGTTTTACATAAAAAAGGTTTGCAAGATTTTACTTTTTCATGCAAAAAAAAACCACATTTTCTTCCAAAGAAAAATACAACAATAAAATTAATAAAACGAAAAACACTAATAAAAAATAAATAAAAATTATTTGTTTTTTTCAAGATAATCCAATGCATTTAAAATTAACTTTTCAGAATTAGTTAATTTTTGAAATATTAAACATTCCGAAACACGGAACGAAAAATAATGGTTAAGAGTATTCTTGCACGATATAATATAGTCAGAATTAGAGGCTTTCATGTCGCAAATAAATCCACCATTTGTAACCTTAAGATTTGTAGGATCAATCATATTAATCCACCTTACATAACAGCCATAATTCAAGTCCTTTATTTCATCAACAAACCTATAATCTTTTAATTTATTTAAAAGATATTTAATATCAGCTGATTTAAAGTGTAATTTTTGCAGCAAATCATTTTTGTCTTTTTGTATTTTTGATGTGGTACAATCCATAATAGACTGATTGCCCTCATTTTTATCTAATGCTTCTAATAATTCATCAACATCTATTTTTTTTACCATTTCTATACATTTTCATAGTAAAATTTTTAAATAGATTGCCTATTTTAATTCTTAAAAAATGAAAAAATGTCATCCCCTATTTTTGGCATTGTATTCATTAATTACAAGTTGAGACCTATTTTTTGGACATAAAATATCCCTATATATTTCTCTCAATTGTGACTGAAAATATATATATGTTGATTTTAAAATATTATATGTTATGTATTATAGTGTCATTGTATTTTACTATATTTTCATATTTTATTACCATAAAAAAACATCAAATTTTCGTTCCAATTCTATTTTCGATTTTTGAAAAATGGACAAAGAAAAGTATGTCCAAAATTGATTCGTCCAAAATAGAATTGAACAAAAAATTCAACAATTTTCCAAAAAAGTGATTTTAGACGAGAATGCTCACAAAACCGTTTTTAGATTAATCAATTCCTTAGCATAAAATTTTTTATAAAAAAAATATTCTAAAAAATCCATTTAGAAATTTTCTAGTCACAAAATAAAATGGATAGTAAAATGGATAGTAAAAAAAACGCAAAAAACGCAAAAAAATATAATTGCAGTAAATGTGACTATATAACGTCTAATAAATATGATTTTAATAGACATCTCTCAACCGATAAACATGCGCTCAGTCACGTGGATAGTATGGATAGGGTCATAAAACGCAAAAAAACGCATTTTTTATTTACATGCGATTGCGGGCGGAATTATAAGTATGATAGTGGATTATATAAACACCGAAAAAAAGGGATTTGTTCTCCCATAAATGAAGAGAGACTTAACGAAACATCAACTGAATTAGTTTCAAATGCCGAAAATGTAGACTATAAATATTTAATCGTCAAACTATTGGAGGAACAAGCAAAGAAAGATGCATTAATGAAAGACCAAAATGACAAATTATCAACGATAATAATGGAACAAAGCAAGCAACTACAAGAAATGATCCCAAAAATTGGAAACGTAACCAATAATAATACAATTAATAATAAAGTAAACATTCATATATTTTTAAATGAGCGTTGTAAAAGTGCAATTAGCATGGATGATTTTATAAAATCCATAAATATATCTTTGGATAATCTTCTAACAACAAAAGACAAAGGACTTGCAGATGGTATATCAAATATATTTATTGAAAATATGATAAAATTGCCGATTGACCAGCGCCCGTTGCATTGTACTGATATAAAAAGAGAAACCCTTTATATAAAAAATGACACTTGGGAAAAGGATGAAAATAATGAAAAAATAAAGGATGCAATTAATAAAGTCTCGAAAAAACAGTGTCAGAATGTGACAAAATGGAGCAAAGCCAATCCTAATTTTATGGAACATTCAAATGAAAAGGATGAATATATCCAACTAATCAAAAATACAATGGACGACTTAGATGATAAGCACGATAAAATCATAAAAACATTATGCAAAAATGTCCACGTAAATACTAAGCAAATTGATAATTAATAATTAATAATCATTGTAAAATTAATAAATTGCACGTAATGAATTGTTATGACAAGTATAAAATATATTATTGATATTATAATATATTTTCTATCGTTTAGTTTACCATGCTGATCCAAACCCACCGCCCATTTCATTCGCAGCCATAGGTTCCATGAGATTGGGAAGTCCAGGCAAAGCCGCATTAATTAATGGTTGATTTGGTCCCTTGTGCATTTTATCGTAATTATTATTAGAATAACCAGAATTGTGATCCATCGATTGATGGTGTTGTTGTTTTTGGTATTGAGAAACTGCTTGAGGTAATACATGTTCATTTGTTTGTGCCTTGAGGTTTGTCATTTGTGCAGGTGGTGGAGGCATTCCTTGTTGTAACATAGGAACCATATTTGCTAAAGGATTTTCGGCAATTGGCTGTTTAACAGTAACCATAGAGTTAACACTTGAACTAATATTTTTAAGTGTTGAATTGCCGTTCCATAAATCAATAGCCCTATCCGCTAAAATGCGAATTTTATCACCTAATTTAGTTTGAATTGTCATTAAAATAAATACAAATCCCAATAAGAATGTTGTCTCATTAAATTCTTTATATGCCATTCCACTATATGTTGGAATATACACAATAACACGATTAATAAACCAAAATGATATAATAATAAATACAATTTGCAATAGTGTTTCACCTAAAAGTTCTAAATTACCTTTATTTTCTTCAACTTCTGGAACATAATTTCTTGTGACAGTTAATACTAATAAAATCGGTATTAATGATAATACAGTGTATTGAACCATGTTCATCATTATATTTTTATTATAATCATTAAAATCAAATACAAATTTAAAAAATCCTTCATTTGTTGATTCTATTATTTCACTGGAGTCGTCCATTATGTTTTATAATAAGAAATTAAAATAAGTGATTTCTGTATAATTACAATATAAAACTTGGTCTATATAACATGATATACGCTTTTATAGCACACAAACAATGTTAAAAAATACATTAAAGTCATTAAAAAAAGGAACAAATGATTTTGAACATGATGAAAATCAATATTTGGCATTAATTAACGACATATTAAATGAAGGAACGCTAGAGTGCGGACGCAATGGTAACGTAAAAATGATTTATGGTTCTGCTATGCATTTCTCTCTCGACAACAATATAATTCCTCTTATTACAACTAAAAAACTGGCATGGAAAACATGTCTAAGGGAATTGCTGTGGTTTATTAAAGGTCAAACAGACAATACTATTCTACAAAAACAAAATGTGCATATATGGGACGGAAATGGGTCACGCGACTTTTTAAATAGCCGTGGATTAAATCACCTACGTGAAGGCGATCTCGGTCCTGTTTATGGACATCAATGGCGTTTTTTTAATGCTCCTTACGATACATGTGACACTGATTATACTGGAAAAGGAATTGACCAATTAGATTATATTATTAAATCTCTCAAAGATCCGAACGAAAGGACATCAAGACGTTTAGTCATGTCTGCTTGGAACCCATGTCAATTAAACGAAATGGCTCTTCCACCATGCCATGTATTGTGCCAATTTAATGTTTCAAATGGAAATGAATTATCATGTTCTTTGTATCAGCGAAGTGGCGACGTTGCATTAGGCGTACCGTTTAACATTGCGTCATATAGTTTTTTAACTCATATAATTGCAAAACATTGTGGATTAGTTGCTAAGGATTTTTATTATTATTTAGGAAATTGTCATATTTATGATGACCATATTGATGGAATGCATGAACAATTAGAACGTACACCATATGATTTTCCGACATTATCAATTACACAAGTGTGCAATGACATTAATGAATATACCGAAGACATGTTTCAAATTCATAATTATGAATTTCACGAAATGATTAAATTAAAAATGCGAAAATAATTTAGATAAATTATATTATAATTAAGTATAATCAATGAGTGGAAGTAATGCTTTAGCTGCCGCAAAAAGGCGTCGTGGTGGTTCTCTCCCTGACAATAGACCAATCCAAAGATCCGTTCAACCGCAATCGTCTGTTTCGTCACAAGTCGTCCCTGCTCAATCAGTTTCTTCCGTTCCAGCTCCTCCTGGTTGGGCACTTCCAGCAAATGTAAGTCCCCTTCAAATTATTACAGTTCATCATACTGAAATTGGGCGCATGATGGTTGAATTTCCTGAGACATTTGAAGAATTAGGAAATAGCTTTAACAGTTTGTCTGCTAATTATGATAATCTCCATGGACGTGTTGTTGAATTAGAGACAAATGCGTCAGTTGATGCATTTAAAGAATTAGATGCGAAAGTTAAAAGCGAAATCGACCGTTCGGCTGATGCTATGGCAACATTAAAAGTTTCAACGTTTGAAATGCAAAAGAATACAATTGAGAATGGAAATCGTTTGACATTAATTAATGATGCAATTACTGATTTTAAAACTCGTCTTGGTGCGTATGATGCATTGTTTAATGACGTTACTTCTAAGCTTGCTATGAAGTCTGAACCTGTCGCTTCTGATGCATTATTTAACGATCTTACATCTAAGCTTGCGATGATGACTGAACGCGTTGGTGCATATGATGCGTTATTTAATGATCTTACATCTAAGCTTGCGATGATGACTGATCGTGTTGCTGCTTCTGATGCATTGGTTAACGATGTTACATCTAAGCTTGCGATGATGACTGATCGTGCTGCTGCTTCTGATGCATTGGTTAACGATGTTACTTCTAAGCTTGCAATGATTACTGAAGGTTCTGTGTCAATGTCTTCTTCGATTTCATCGCTAGAACAGGAGGTTTCACGTTTAGCATCTATGACCAGTGTTTCCGCGTCAGTTTCCGAGGAAACAGTTGTTGAACCAGAAATGGTTTCTCAAGAATCAATGATAGAGGCACCAGTTGAGACAGAACCTGAGAATGTAGAGGTAGTCGCAGAATAAAATTACTAAAACAAAAAATATAAGCAAATAAAAATAAATATGAAACTAAATAATTTTATATTTATTTTATACAAACCATAATCATTTTGTAAGTAAAAAATATAAAATAAAAGTATAATATTTAATTAAATGAACATTGTAATAGCAACATTAGTCTTTTGTATAGTATTATTTATTTACATCCACATATATTTTCATATTAAAACAAGCGATGATTTAGAGATTTATGAAATCGAACAGCCGTCAAAGGATAAATTAGAAGAAATATGTGACATAAGGCAACCTGTTGTTTTTGATTTTTATAATGAGAGACTTAACTCGACATGCAACTTAAATACAATTCATGAAAATTATGGTGTATTTGACGTAAAAGTAAGAAATTTATTAAACAACGATGATGCAGCTGAGCATTATATTCCAATAACATTAAATTCTGCCATTGAGTTATTTAAAAATGATAATGATAAGAAATATGTTATTGAAAAAAATGCTGATTTTTTAGAAGAAACTGGACTTATAAAATGTTATATGTATAACGATGCATTCTTACGACCTTATATGGTATCATCATGCAATTATGATTTATTGTCTGGAACAAATGGAACTACATCACTATTTAAATATGACATAAATTATAGAAATTTTTATTTAGTGACACAAGGAAATATCAAAGTAAAAATGGCACCTCCTAAGAGCAGTCGTTATTTATATCCAATTACAGATTATGAAAATTTTGAATTTTCGTCTCCTGTTAATCCATGGCATGTTCAAATGCAATATAAAGCGGATTTTGATAAAATTAAATGTCTGGAAATAAATTTAAAGCCTGGATCTATGTTATTTATCCCGGCATTTTGGTGGTATAGTTTTGAATTTAATAATAATGCATCTGTATGTTCATTTAAATATAGAACTTATATGAATACAATTGCGAATGGGCATCATTTTTTCATGAGTTTTTTACAAGGACAAAATGTTAAACGAAATATGGTTAAACATCTTGATTTGATAAATAATAAAACGCAATCAGCTCAATCGGACGTTACACAACCAACCAAACAGAATGGACATCTAGATGCAACAATTCTTAGAGACATTCCTATTAGCGGTTCTATTTCCGGCGAAGCACATGCGCCAGTTTCATAAATAAATAATTTAGTTATTACTACACGTGCATGTACAAATTTGATCATTTGCTTGTGTTTTTAATTTGTTTATTATGGCAATTGTAGTTTTGCAATGGATGTAAGTTTCAAATAACTTGCTGCATTCTGCATTATTATCAATGTTTACATCATTTATCATACAATTTTCAATATAGGATTTTTTTGCATTTTTTTCCGCATTTGTGACACCAGCTATAAGCATATCAGCTGCGCCTTTTGCAATAGACATTGTAACTGACGATTTTAACACATTTTGCAAAACACTTGAATCAATCGATTTTTGATCGGACATTTATACACTCACAATTATATATTTATATCATATTAAACATATAATTGAATATGATACTACGCATTGAAATCATACAATACACACTAAAATAATACTATGTTACTTAAAGTACATATTGATGACCGGAATTATTCGTCGTGGAAATGGTATGATGGATTTACATTGGAATCTGTTGAATCTGATAAAAATCCATTAACACTTAAAATGTTCTCTGATGATGTAATTGAAGTAAATGATAATGGAAATGAAGTTCTTATCCATTCAAGTATAAGGCAAATGAAATATATGCCTGGAATTCTTCTATTAACTGGGAAAACATTTGGACGGCACAGTGCAAATAAACTGATTTATCAATGTATTCCTGATGATAAACGAATGCCTATATTCTTAATTCCATATGAATTAAAACCTGGGTTTAATAAAAATCCTGTCGACATCTATGTTACATTTACATTTGTTGAATGGACAAATAAACATCCAACTGGAAAATTAACTAATAATCTTGGAAAAGTAAGCGAACTGAATAACTTTTATGAATATCAGCTATATTGTAAAAGTTTAAACGCAAGCATCCAAGATTTTACAAAAAAAACAACAGACGCATTAAAACAGAGAACAGAAGCAGAATTTATTCAGATAATTATGGAAACGCATCCACAGATACAAGACAGAACATGTGACCATATATTATCTATTGATCCTTTTAAAAGTCTTGACATTGACGATGCAGTTGGTATAAAAATTATTAATAATAATACAAACGAAGATGTTCAAATGACCCCAACTGAAGCAATCGTAAGCATTTATATAGCAAATGTTGCTGTTTGGATGGATACATTAAACCTCTGGAATTCATTTTCTGAGAGAATTTCAACAATTTATTTGCCAGATAGAAAGCGACCAATGCTCCCAAATATATTGTCAGATTGTTTATGCAGCTTACAAGAACAAAGCAAACGTTTTGCATATCATTTGGATGTAAAGATTAATTTAAATAGCCATAAAATTATAAACATTGAATTTGGCAGCAGTTTAATCAAAGTATTTAAAAATTACCGTTATGAAACCGAAGAATTATTGCGCGATGATACATATAAAAAAATATTTGAATTATTGCAATCAATGTCAAGAGAGCATAAATTATTGACAAATATTAAAGATAGCCATGATGTTATTGCGTATTTGGCATTGCTAATCAATAAAACGTGTGCTGATAAGATGTGTGAATTTCAAAATGGAATATATAGAACATTAAAACTGAATAGTGGAGAGAATTCAGATGTAATACCTCAATCTGTTCCAGATGACATTATTAAGTTTTTAAAAATATGGAGAAGTTCATCAGGACAATATTCGACATTTAATGACCAATGCGGGCATAGTCTTGTAAATGACGGGGTTGATGCATATATTACAGTGAGCTCGCCGATAAGACGGTTAGTCGATTTATTAAACAGCATAAAATTGCAAGAAAACCTTGGTATTTTAAATTTAAGCCAAAATGCAATTGAATTTTATAATAAATGGCTTGATAGATTGGGATACATAAATATGACGTCTCGTGCAATTCGTAAAGTCCAAAGCGATTGCACTATACTTGATATGATTTCACGACAACCTGATATGACTACAGTATGTCATGAAGGGTATGTATTTGATCGTATCTGTAGAAATGATGGACTATTTCAATACATTGTCTATTTGAATAAGTTGAAAATTGTATCAAGAATAACTGTTAGAAATAATATTGAAGATTATGAGAAGGTTTCATTTAAAATATTTCTATTTAATGATGAAAATACATTAAAAAAGAAAATTAGATTGCAGATGTTATATGAATAGTTTTGAGGGTCAGTAATACATAAAAAATTGAATGAAAGTAT